TAGCATTTTGACTTTCAAATATTTTAAATTTCGTTATCATAATTAAAACTTTATTATAGAACCTGTACTATATTATATATATTTTAAAAATAATGTATTATCATGTCAAATAATGTTTATGTTGATAAATCAACAGGTGAGCAAGTTAAAATATTACAAGAAGATACTAATTTTTACGTATTAGATAATAGTGTAAGAATTAAGAAAGATGTTTTTGTTAAAAAGTATGAGCAACAAAAAGAAATAGATCCAGATTCATTTTTCAAAACTTCTAATTTCTCTAATGATCCTTTGTCAAATATGGCTAAGCAACTGATGAATATGGATACTAGTAAGATTCCAGATGTCGCAACTGAAGGCGCACAGGTTAAGTATATTGAGCCAACAGTTGTTCTTAATGATTCTTCTTTACCACCTGGTGCATCAGTAAAACAACCCCAAATGGAGGGTTCTATTCAATTATCTCCGGCTGAAAAAAAGGCGATGTTAGAACAATGGCGCAAAACACAACCAGGTGCACAAATACCAGAAGTTCAAAATAGAAATTGGGATGATGATGAAAGATTTTTAAATGGTGATAAACCAATAGAAACACCAACTAAAAAAGAAGAGCCTAAAGTTGATCCTATCAAGATGATGTTTAAGATGTTCAAAAATAATTATCCAGTTAAATTAACTATTGAAATAGAAGAAAATATTCCTAGTCCTGTCTTTATTGGTATGGTTCAAGAAAATGTTGAGGCGGATGCAATTGAATATTATTCAAATATAATTTCAGATAAAATTATGAAAGATCCATCTAGTTTAAAATTTCAAATTTATGAACAACTTAAATCAATAATAAATAAAGAATTGAAAAATAATTAAAAATAATTATAGAAATGGATAGAGTTAATAAAAAAGTGGAATTTATGATGTCTCATAGGAAATTTCAAGAATTTGAAATGAAGATAGTTAAGATGGCTGGTTATCTTACCGACTATTATATTGATAGAGCATTAGAGTCTGATGATTTTTCTCTTATTTCTGGTTTTTTGATTGATTATTTTTCTGGCTCTGTTGGAAGAACTTTCGATGTTGGATATTTGGTTTCCAAATATAAAGAGTACGGATTAGACGAAAAAATTGAAGATATAGATTTTGACGTTAATAAATGGTATAAAGTTAAGTATGAAATGGATAATCCGGAACTAGAAGAAATTTCTATTAAAGTGAGCGAAGAAGAATATCTTCAATATATGATTGAGAAAAGAAAGAAAGAGATAGACGAATGATCGCTGAACAATATATTAATGAGGGCATAAGAATAAGACGAATTTATATTCAAAATTTGAAAGAAATTTTGAAGCTAGAACCATCTATACTGGAAAGAAGAAAAAAATTCAATGAAATTCAAGATGAAATGGGAAGTCTTGTAAATTCAGATTTAAATGATGTTAGAAAAACTTTACAATTGAATAGTAAGTTGATGGAATTAGATAATGAAATTAAGATAATTCAAAATAAAATTCGACCTTACTATGATGCAATTGAAGATCTCAGAAATGATACAGATAGACTCTATTTAGCTATCAAGGAAAAATATCCTGATATAACTTCTAAGGAGATTGAATACGAGATAATGAGCCGGGTTGAAGAATAATTCATGAATATTGAAAAATTACATCTTATTTTTAAAAATAGAAAAAACCTTAACAGAAAATAATACTATATAGGTTAGTTCTTTGAATAATGGGGGTGTCTTGGCTTTGACAGTTTTGTATAATGAGGTTATCGGCAAGTATCGCATTGTCTAATAGGCGATTAATAAATTAAGAGATAAAAACAATAAATGGCAATGCACACGCACATATCGTTACTTCAAAATCAATCTTCTCAGTTTCTGGAACTGTAGTTGAAGATGAAGTTTTCGTAGCCTAAACTCCGATAAAACCAGAAAAACTTTTTTAATGAGCTATTTTAGAGTTAAGTAAAAATGTTCAAAGGGATTAATAATTACCTTATAAGAATTATGTATTTTTGTTAATTTTAGAAAAAATTAAATAAACTTGTAGATGATACCAAAAGGCAAAATTGCACACGGGATCGTACCCCGTCACCTCCACCATTGATAATCAATACTTTATAAAGTATCAATATTTATGAAAAAAATATTGATACTTTTTTTATTTATATAATATGAAATATAGATTTTTATATATAAAAGAAAAATTGAATTATGGCATTAGAACTTCAAAGAATGGATCCTTGGGACGGAGATTCTACAACAGGTACTACATATTATGGCTATGCAACAGCAGGAACACAGGACTCAGAATCAAAATGGGCAATAAAAAGAAAGACTGTAGCTGGTGGTGTTTTGAAATATGAATACCCCTATATTTCTGGTACTACTATGGATAATACTTATCCAGCAATAACAGTTAATAATGTGTATTACATACAACCATCAGGTCTCATTTGGGACTTAAGATCAGGTTACACTTATAGATAAAAAAATAAAAGTATGAAAAAATTAAAAACATTTGAAGGATTTATAGATTTATTTGGAGATGAATATAAAGTAGGTGAAATTTATTTTGATAAATCGTATTTAGAAACTGATCCGATGTCTATATGTGTTGTATCTAGAAAGCCTGAAGATTATGAAATTAAATATTGGGTTTGGCAAATTGGTTCAAAATATGAAAATAAATTATTATTTTTCCCTATTGATTCTGTTAGAGAAGTAGATTTGTTTTATCCTAATTTTATAACACCAAGTAGAAAAGAAAAACAAGAAATTAAAAATCACATAGTTAATAATTTACAAAGTAAAAACATAAAAATAAAATAAATAAATATGAAAACATTCAGTTCCTTAAAAGATGAAATAAAACAAAAATATGAATCAAAAGATTCATTAAAAAATGATATTTATTCAATTATTGAAGAATCTCTTTTAATTAAAATTACAAATGAAGATTCTATTGATAAGGACATTACCATTGAAGGCAAAGAAGAATTAGTTGAAAAAATTAAATCTTTAATTGAAGAACAAAAACTTAAAGAAAGAGTTCTAACATTGGAGCATGTTAAAGCTAATGTTCATAGAAATTTTGATATGAAATGGCTTACTGAACAAATTGATAGTTTAAAAAACTTAAAAACGGAAGAATAATATGAAACATATAGGGCAGAAGATTTAAAAGATGAATTGATTGAGAATGATATAGATTTGTAAAAAATTATAAACTACAGACCCATAATCTTAAATATATAATAAAAATTATTTAAGATTATGGGTTTTATTTATTTACTAGAATGCTCAGATAACGACTCAACACTATATAAAATTGGTTATACAAAAAAATCTGTCAAAAGCAGAATTGAAAAATTACAAACCGGAAATCCTTATCAGATAAAAGAAATTGCAAACTTTGAAAGCTCGCACGGTAGGAAAGTAGAAAGCACACTACATAATCTATATAAACACAAAAATGTGAAAAACGAATGGTTTAACCTGGATATATCGGATGTAGCTAATTTTATTGAAAACTGTGAAAAAATTGAAGAAAATTTCGAATCACTCAAAGATAATCCGCATTTTAACAAAGATCTGAATATAAATATTTAAACTTTTCTTCAAATATATTCATTATTTTTTCTATATCTAAAATGTGAGTCTAATAGATTCAAAAATCTTAATTTTTTAATACTTAAATAATCTTGAATTTTCGAGATGTCACTTTTATTGATAAAAATATTCTCGTATGCTACTTGCAATATTGATAATTTCTTTATTTTCTCATTCGTGTCTAAAAGATCATTTCGTGTTGTTAATATCTCCTCTTTATTATTTTCTAACCATTCTGGTGTCATAGAATAAGTATCATGCCACTTATTATTCTTCCTAGCCCAAACCATACTTTGAGCAGATTCTAAAAGATTTTCTCTTGTTAATCCAATAGTTTTATCAAATTTATTAATTAAATCTTCTGGTAAATTTTTCATATCATCTCTATTTATTTTTTCAAGATCTTGATAAGGAAATTTAACAATAATATCATTTGTAGTGAAAATATATTCTGGATCTTTTGGAATTATTGAAAGGGATCTCAATTTCTGCATTTCATAACAAAAATTATAAGGTTCATGAACCATTTCGTAGTCTAACTCTTTACCAAGCCAATTAGAAAAAGAATAGCCACCACATCTATACGAAGATATTATTAATATTCTCATTATATCAATTCATTTTTGAAATGTCTTGTTCTATTGAAAGTCATTTCTTAATTTTTTTAAGATCACAATTACAATACTCACGAAAAACATTCATCGGCTCATAAGGTGAATCAGGTCTCTTCTCTTTACCACATTTATTACATGCAACATATATCGCACCTAAATCATAAGGATTTTTATTGTTCTTATCTCTTTTAAATGAATATCTCATAAATTATATTCGTTTTTTAATTTATTTAATATCTCTTTATCAATTTGTTGAGATAAATCATAAGATAATTTTGATGTCAAATATTCTTCTGCGTTTACCTTTTTCGAATTCTTAATTATCCTTCTAATAATAATAGAAGACAATTCATTATTTTTGAGAGTTAAAAGTTTAGTTTTTCTTAATGTCTTTTTATCTAAATCGAAATAAACGTCCGAGCCAAAAATATCCGTGATATTAAAATTCTCTCTCATAATATTTAGTTCATGTTCGTTTTCAGGACTATAAAATCTCATATTTATATATTTTTTCTAATTTCATTTTTCTAATATCCGATATTGATAAAAACATATCATTTTCTACACCAACACTAACACAAAATGAGATTAATTTATCAACCTTTACAAAATTATTACTATCAATAGTTCCCATCGACAATGGAGATAAAGTAAAATATACATTATTATTAATAGTTTGTAATATTTTACCTTTTGGCGTATCTAATGGTGTTATTTCGACAAATAATTTTTAACATTATTTAACTCCAGTCGAATTAAATCCACCTTCACCTCTAATTGATTCAGATAGTTTTTCCACACTCTCAAATTCTATTTTTTGATAATTCATTAAAATAAATTGTGCAATTCTATCTCCATTTTCAATTTTAAAAGGATTCTTACCTAAATTAATTAATATTATTTTAGCTTCCCCTCTATATGAACTATCGAGAATTCCAGGAGAATTAACAATTGAAATTCCATATTTTGCGGCTAAACCACTTCTTGATGTTATCATTCCAAATGTACCTTCAGGTAATTCAACATAGATACCAGTTGGTATTAATTTTTGCTCCATACTTTCTAATACTATTGGTTCATCTAAATTTGCTCTTAAATCCATGCCAGCAGAAAAAGGTTCTGCGTATTCAGGCAACGGATTATTTGATTTGTTAACTATTTTAACTTCCATACTTTTCTTTTATTTTTTCATTTTATCCATTTATCATTTTATCAAGAACATTCTTAACATAACCAGAATCACCAATATGAACATAATCTTTTATAATTTCTTCTCTTAACATACCCAATTCATCAGTATAATAATCATATACATCTACAAATGGTATGTGTAATCTTTCACATTCCATTCTCAATTTTGTATTCATTTTTTTTGTATATCTTGATCTTTCCTCATCTTTTCCTCTAAAAGGAAATCCCGTATTTTCAGAATCAACATTTTTATATACTGGCGGAGTGATACTCAAAATCCAAAAGATCTTATGATTTGAATTAATTATTGTATTTATGAAATTTAAAACTAAAGAATTAATTACATCATCTTCATTTTCACCATTTACAATTCTTGGATTTATTATACATCTAGAATCAATTTCACCAAAACATAAAATAACAACATCATTAACATCTATATTGTAACTTTGTAAAATTTCATCTAACAATTCTGAAGATGAATGATTACCTCTACTTTTTCCTACACTTTCCATCGTAACTGGACCGATCCAATTACAATGAACATAATCAATACCAGCAAAAGTATATGATTTAGAGGCATGAGAATCTCCAAGTGTGTATATTTTCATAAAGGCTCACATCTAATTATATCATCAAGCACTTCGAAATTATAATTATTACTCTCAAGTAATATTTGTAATTCTGAAATCGTTGGATAATCATCCTCACCTATAAAACATCTTGCATCATCAATAAGAATAATATGTTTCATATTTTTATGCTTGAATATGGCACTTAATTCTTCTAAAATTGGTGTTTGCTTTTCACCCAAAGCTGTAGAACCACCAGAATAATGTCCATCTAGCCAAAAAATTGCTGATTCTTTTATCTCATCTAATAATTCAGGTAGAATCTTACCACTATCTCCTTTAATTATTCTTATATTAGAATAACCTTTGAATTTATCAACTGCTCTGGTATATAATAATTCACTCAGCTCTATAGATATTATTTTCTTAAATCTATCTTTTTGAGAATCGACCATATCACCTAAATAGGTTCCAGTTTCTATTAAAACTTCATAATTGAATTTTTCTTTATAATCTATAATAACTTGTTGTTTTAAACTATTTATTGTTTCATTCATATTTTTTATTTAGTTTATTTTATGAATTCCAAAAATCGTCAATTTCCTCTTCAACCTTAAAATTAACCTTAATCTCCTCAACTGGTTCTTCTTTCGGTTCTTTTTCTTTTTTCGGTTCTGTTTTTATCTTGGGACCTTTATCCTTTATTACATCACCAGGATTATAATTTAGTATCAAAAGTTCAGTACCTTTTGTTTCTTTATTATCCGAGAAACTAGCAGATGAACGGAAAAAATCTCTCTCAAGCCAGACATATTGATCCTTAGGTAGATATTCTTCCAATATAGGAAAATAATAGTAGGATAAAGCCCACTTACATTTTGTAGTTCTCAATAATTTTAATAATTCTACGTGCTCTTGTTGTCCAAATTCATCTTTTGTTCCATACCAACCAGAACGTTTATCTTTTTCTTCATAATATGGTGGATCTAAATACATAAAAGTATCTTCTGAATCATATTTCTCAATAAGTTCTTTAAAACCTAAAGTTTCAACAATATCTATTCTTTCAAATTTTTTTTGTAATTCTTTATTTTCTAATTTATTAATAAAAGTAAGATATTTCATTCTATCTTTATTAAATCCACTAAAACCAGCGGCTGTAAAATGACAAGAATTAAACGCTGATGTTGATAAATAAGCATAAACAGCCGCTCTATCATAATCAGGAATATCAAATTCCTGACTAGAAAAATCTGATTTTTTATAGGTATAATAAAGTTCTTTATAAAATTGTTTTTTCAATTCTTTATCAGTTTCTTTACAATACAACTTACCTTCTGGATTTTCTAAATGATATTTAATTCTCTCTAAATATTTTTTATAATCTTTAGCACATTCGAAAATATTAGCTTGATCCCTATTCAAATCATTAAAAATTATTTCTACATCATCATTAAAATCCGCTAAAAAATAAATAGCAAATGAACCAGAAAAAGGTTCAACATATCTTTTTATATTTTTTGGTATCACCGGAACAATGAAATCTTCAAATTTGCTCTTACCACCAAAATATGACATGAAAGTTTTTCCCATACAATTATAATTATTTTACTTATTTATAATTTTAGATTTAATTTGTTTTATTTTTTCTATATCTATTTTTTAAAGAATTTACTACAATTGCCTTATCATATTTTTCTTTTTTTCTATCTAAATATGTTTTTGCATCTTTATATAAAAAATTATAAATGTTTTCAACATCAGTGAGTCCACCCCAATCTATAACATAATATTTTCCATTAGTTTTTCTATCTCTTATTTTATATTGTCCGTCAAAGAAAACAACTACATCTTTAGTGTAGTTTGATGAATTTGACACTAAACTCTTTAATCATTCAAACCATTTTTAAAAATAGAAAAAAGTGATATATTTTTAATTATATATAGTTATGTTAGAAAAAAGTTTTAACATAAAAGATGAAAATAATTAAATATACATACAAGTTCAGGTTAAAACCAACAGAAGATCAAAAAATATTACTGAATAAACATTTTGGCTCTGTTAGATGGACTTATAATTATTTTCTTAATCAAAGGAAGAATGAATACCTTAATAACAAAAAATCATTAGATTACTACGACCAAGCAAAAGAACTAACCCAAATTAAAAAACAAGAGGATAAAAAGTGGTTGAAGGAAATAAACTCACAAACATTACAATTTTCTTTAAATTGTTTAGACACCGCTTATGATGGATTTTTTAAAAAAAGAACACGATTTCCTAAATTTAAATCAAGGAAATCAAAAAATTCATTTACTATACCACAATTCGTTTCTGTAAAGAAAGATAAACTTATCATACCGAAGTTTAGAAAAGGTATAGAAATGATAATGGAAAGAAAAATTAAAGGAACTATTAAGCATTGTACTATAAGTAAAACTCCTACTGGAAAATACTTTGTATCAATTCTAACTGAAATGGAATACACTCCAGTTAGTAAAACAGGATTTTCAGTAGGAATAGATTTAGGATTAAAAGATTTTTTAGTGTTATCTAATGGAACGAAAATCAAGAACCATAGATTTTTAAAACACTACGAACGTCAATTAAAACTAAATCAACAATCTCTATCCAGAAAAACAATTAAATCAAATCGTTATGAAAAGCAACGAATAAAAGTAGCAAGAATATACGAAAAGATTACTAATTCAAGGATGGATTTGATACACAAAACCACTAATTCTTTGATAAATCAATTTGATACAATTTACTTGGAAGACCTTAATATAAAAGGAATGTCTCACAGATGTAAAGCAAAGCAAGACGAAAATGGAAAATATATTCCTAATGGTCAATCAAGAAAATCAGGATTGAATAAATCAATACTTGATGTTAGTTGGGGTAAATTTATTGATACACTTGAATATAAAGCATCTTGGAACGACAAGCAGGTTATACATATTGATAGATTTTTTCCTTCAAGCAAGACATGTTTTAAGTGTGGTTGGATCAATAACTCATTAACATTAAAAGACAGGGAATGGATTTGTCCTAAATGCGGTGAAAAACACGATAGAGATTTAAATGCTGCAACTAATATCCTTAATGAAGGATATAGAAAAAATATATCAGATGGAACGTCTGATTACGAGCGTGGAGCAAAAATAAGACCTAAAAAATTAGGCAAAAGCAATGAAACGCTTAAAGAGAAGGAACATTATGTTCCCGAAACTACTACATCTTTAGTGTAGTAGTAGTTCATCTAAAGTTTAAAAACTTTATTATGTTGAGGTAACATATTTCTTAAGTCAACAATAAGTTGAGAATGTTCTAATATAAAATCTGGATTATAAATAGAATGATTAGTTGTAATAACAACAACGTCTGATTTTGATAAACTCTCTTCTGTTAATTCTACTGAATATAATATATTATCATCATGTGTTTTAATAGCAGGAATAAATGGATCATTATAACTAACAATTCCACCTTTTTTTATTATTTCATCAATAATTTCTAATGCTGGAGATTCTCGTTCATCATCAATATTTGGTTTATATGCAACACCTAAGAATAATATTTTACTTCCTCTAATAGATTTTTGCATCCTATTCAAAGCCGTTGATATTTTAATATGCATATAATGTGGCATACGCATATTAATATGACCAGCTGTGTGTATCATACTTAAATCAAAATCATATTTTTTTGCAATATATTTCAAATAAAAAGGATCTAATGGTATACAGTGACCACCAATACCGGGGCCTGGATAAAAAGCTTGAAATCCAAAAGGTTTTGTTTTTGCAGCCTCGATTACTTCCCAAATATTAATATTCATTTTATTAGCTAATAAAGCTAATTCGTTTATTAAACTTATATTTACCAATCTATAAGTATTTTCTAAAATTTTAACCATTTCTGCAACTCTAGGTGAACTTACTGGATAAAGATCATTAATGGCTTTAGAATATATCATCATACCTAATTCTAAACCATTTTCATCAATAGCACCAATCACCTTAGTTGTATTTTTTGTGTGATAATTTTTATTTCCAGGATCTACTCTTTCAGGTGAAAAAACTAACCAAAAATCTTTACCGTGTTTAAAATTAGATTCTTTTTCAACAATCGGTAAAACAAACTCTTCAGTAGTAGTTGGATAAGTAGTACTTTCTAAGGAAATAAAAGTACCAGATTTCATATATTTTCCGATATCTTCACAAGCAGATTGAATATAAGTCATATCCGGCTTTTTGAAAACATCTAGTGGTGTCGGAACGCAAATCAAAATAGCGTCACATTCTGATAATCTTCTAAAATCGGTTGTTGCACTAAGTTTAACTTTATCTACAACCTCACGGAGAACCACATCTCTTATATCCTTGATATAATTCTCACCTGCATTAATTTTATTAACTTTTTTATCAGATTTATCAAATCCAAGAACATTAATTCCAACCTCAGCAAAACCAACAGCAAGAGGTAATCCCACATAACCCAAACCAATTATACCAACTTTTTCTTGATTATTCTTAATCTTTTCTAATAATGTATCTAACACTAAAACATTAATTATTTTTTAAGCTAATCTAGCTTTCAATTCATCAATATCATATTTTTTATAGGCATCAAATAAGAGTTTAATTCTTTGTTCATCATAAAGATTATCTGCTCTAAAAACAATATCAGAATCAAAATTAATATCTTCTACTATCTTTAATTTTTCGTGATCACTACAATTACTGACCAACTCTACAACTTGATAAAAATCCACATCATATTCAAAATCAACGTCGACATATTCCTCTATTGATAATACTTTTCTTCTTTTTCTCTTACCATCATCATCAAAATCATTAATAAATTGAACAATACGTGCTTTCTCATCTTTATCACATTGTTCAACAAGATCTAAAATATCATCAATCTCTACTTCATAATCAAAGCTAACTTCAATTTGATCATAAACATTTATACTACTATTTCTCATATATTTTTATTTTTTTTAATATAGTGGTTCACCACATTTATAACAATATAATCTCGCATCATCTATAATAATCTTGATCATTTCCAACTATTCGACAAATCTGCTTTTCTTTTTGTAGATTTATTCTCTTCTTTCTTTACAAAATTAAAATCATCGTCACCAGGATTATAAAAATAGTTTTCGTCGGTAAAACTTTCCATAATTAAGATATGAAAAAATGTATTAAATGTTTAGATATTTTTTAAACTCATCGTAATTTTTATCAATTATAAACATGTAATTATACCCTAATTCAATTGTTGTTCTTTGTTTAGCTAAATTTTTATCAATATATTTATTATATGTCCAAGAACTTTTAATTTCAACTATCAAATTTTTTGATATGATATAATAATCAGAAAAATAATAATGATTAGAATCATTGAAGTAATAACTAATTCTCTTACCTTGCTCAACTATAATATTGTTAGAAAAACAAAAATCCAAAAAATCTCTTTCATATGTTCCTCTATAATATAATTGTGTATTTTCGTGAAAGTGTAATCTAAAACCGGATTTTTGCTGTTTCATATAGAATTTAGACACTTGAGAAATATATTCAACACCGTATCGTTGCAAATTATAAAATTTTAGATATTTCTTAAATTCATCTGATTTAAAAATATTATCAACACCATATTAGATATTTCTTTTAATTTATTTTGTATATCTTCATTTTCAAAAACATTAGATACTCCATATCTTTCTATATTAGTAAGCCTTCTTTTTTCTTTTTTCTCAGCAGAAAAAGATGCATTCATAACACCAAAATTTATTACACACGTCCTTTTACTTTTTCTTGGGCACATTTAGACGAACATGCATAAAAATCACAATTATTTATATTCTTTAAATATTTATCATAACTTAATTCTTTTTCTTTACCACAAATATCACACTTAACTTTAATTTTTCTTTTACTATTTTTTGATAATTCTGAAACAAGTATGTTAATAATATCACCTTTATGAAGATTCTTATATTTATCACTTATCTCTGATAATCTTTTAACATCCATACTATTAACTATAATATCTATTGAATCATTTATTAACATTTTTTTTCTTATTTTTTTCAATAAAATCCTTTAAAATTTTATTAACTAACTTTGATTTGGTTATCAATCCATCTTTGCAAAATTCATCTAAATCCTTAATAACCTGCTCTTCAATAGTAAAGCTAAAACCTTTTTTCATATTTTTATATTGTTTTATATTGTTTTATATTGTTTTATATTATTTTATATTATATATAAATATTTTAATGTCGTTTTTCTTTTTTTAAAAAACTTTTAATATATTTATACTTATAAAAATAAAAATACTATCAACATATGAGTGTAAAAATTTTTTCAGCTTCACGATCAACAGAGTTAGCAAACAAAATCGCAAATTGCTATGGAACAAATGTTAGTGCTAGCCAATTCAAGATTTTTTCTGACGGTGAATTTTGTCACGGATTAGGAGATAATGTTAGGGGTCAAAAGGTATTTATCGTAGCATCATTATTCTCATTTTATAATGATATGAGAAAAATATTGGGCTTGATACCAGAAGATAAACAACCAGAAGCAGAAAAAATATTAAAAACCTTAATATCGTCCTCATCAAGTGTTTTTGAACTTTTACAACTTATTGACGCTGCAAAAAGAGCATCAGCGAAAGATATTGTTGCCTGTATTCCATATTTTGGATTTGCTAGAGCTGATAGAAAAGATAAGCCAAGAGTACCAATTACTGCAAAATTATTAGCAGATATCATTCAAGCCGCTGGAGCAACAAGAATCATAACAATTGATTTGCATGCTGAACAAATACAAGCATTTTTTAATATACCAGTAGATGCTCTCAATAGTTCTTATATTTTTATGCCATATATAGAATCACTAAATCTTAAAAATCTTATATTTGGAGCACCAGATGAAGGTTCTGGAAAACGCACTAAACCTTATGCAGAGTATTTCAAAACTCGAATGATTTTTATGTATAAAGAAAGAATCGAAGCAAATTTGATAGGTAAAATGGAACTTATTGGAGACGTTAATGGTTGTGATGTTGTTTTTATAGATGATATTATTGATACTGCCGGAACTATTACAACAGCTGCTGATATATTAATAAATAAAAAAGGTGCAAAAAGTGTAAGGGCTTGTATACCACACGCAGTTTTATCTGGTCCAGCCATAGAAAGAATTGAAAAATCAAAAATTACAGAAATTATTGTAACTGATACTATACCATTAACAATAACATCAGAAAAAATAAAAGTTTTGAGTGTAAGTGATTTAATATCTAAATCAATTCAGAGAATGAATAATAATGAATCAATTTCGAATCTATTTAAGAAATAATAAATTAACAAAAAATTAAAAAGCCGAAAATTAATTTTCGGCTTTTTCATTTTTATTCTATTAAGTCAGTAATAACAACGACTTCAACCGGCCATAAAAAGATAGGTCTATTCGTAATTTCAGGAATTGGATTATCATCAAATAAGATTGCTACTGCACACTGTTTTTCATCATCTGAATCAGGATAGTACTCGGTTAATTTTCCTGTTTTATCAACTAAGGAGATCCTATCAAATATCTTATAATCACATTTAATAATCTTTACTTTATCCCCTATTTTCATTTTTATTTATTTTTTCAAGTTTTTTCTTTCTTAATAAAATTGCAATATACTTTTTATGAAATTCAGAACCATACCAATTATTAAAACTCAATGGTGGTGTTATCATTATAACATCACCAATATCATCAACATCGACAATTTCATCAAAACAACTGTTATAATATATAGAATAGGCTAATTTATCCAATTCATGTCTTTTGGAAAAAATTAAATCACCATAATCTATACCATTAACAAATACCATTAAAGAATCTCCCATTCTTTTTCAAATTCTTGCCGCATTTTTACATATTTGTTATACATTTCTATGAATTTATTAGTATCTTCACGTGAAACAATTTTACAACTAAAAAAAGTAGGATAACCATTAATGCTTCCAGGACCAGCCTTGCTAATATCTTCATAAACCATTCCAATATTATCAATAAATTCATTTCTTATATCCGTATTATCTTTCCATTCTTGTAAATCTTTTTCATACTGTTCTAAATCTCTAAAATGATTTAATTTATTTTTACGATTTTTACGAATATCTTCAACAACTTTAGGAGTACGAGGTACAGATGGCTCAGCACCAATAAATAAAATAGGCATAAATACAGTAATCACCTCATCAGCACATTGTAATGAAGTAAAATATTTTCCATCATACACACCACGAACAATTTCTTTCAATTCTTCGGTAGTTAATTCTCTATGTTTCCAGTTTGCCATATTTTTTTATAAATGTATATCCTTTACTTAAAATAATTCTTCTTCGTTATTCTTTAACCTATTTAATTTTCTCAATCTAATCTCCTGTAACATATTATTTTTAAGTTTCTTAATAGTTTTCTTACCATACTTTTGATTATATGCAGCAATATTCTTATTGATATATTTATATGCATTATCCAAATGAGAAGAAGTCATATCTCTAAGTTTTAGACATCTACCATCAGCAGTTTTCCATATCACATCTCTATTATGCATTCACAAATATACAAAAAAATTATAAATAATCTGGTATATTTTCTCGTAAAAATTTTTCGATTTTTTTCAAATTATTAAATGAAGTTTTAACATCTAATTGAATTCGCCAATTTTTAATTTCATCATCATCATTCTGAATTTCAGATATATTTAAAGATAAATCTTCAATTTCTTCTATTAAATAACTCATTTCTTTAGCATTAGTTCTCATATCATCAAGACTCCACTCTTTCACGATATCATCGGTGAATCTAATAATATATAAACCATTTTCGTCAGGTTTAAAAATATGGCCTTTTTTAAAAAGAACTTGCTTTTCTTTTATACCCATAAAATCAACTTCATAAGTCCAATCCTCTTTCAATCTAAATATCATAGTATTAAATTATTTTAAGTATAAAGCATCACCCCAAGTATCACCATCCCAACTTGTTAAAACTCTCTTAAAACCATAATCAGATAAAAAATCATCTAGTTGCTCAACCCTGGCACAATTAACATAGACTTCATCTCTATTAACTTCAGTATAGATAATATCTATATGATTTAGAGTATCTTTACCACCTTTAAAAACTTCTAATTCATAACCTTGAACATCTATATTAATCATATTATAATTATTTCTATCAAAATCAATATTATCTAATTTATCGACCTTAACAATCTCTTTACTATGAAACTTAATTTTAGGATATTGTATTAGATGAAGCTTAGGTTCTAATAAAGAACAACTCACTCCATTATTTGCTGTTTCTACAAACATTTCAGCTTGGCCAGTCATGTCACCCAATGCAATCTTATATGCCTTAACATTTTCATTTAACGGTACATTAAGCAACATTCTATTAAAATTTTTCTCTAATGGTTCAAAGAATATCATGTTCTTAATATTATTTTTAGCATAATCCGCATACTCCTGACCATAATGTGCACCGATGTGCAAGACACCCTTTATTCTAAGGTTATATTTTTTTATTATATCATCAAAAGAAATTAACATTGTATAAGATTTTATTTTAATATATAAAAAAAATAATCAAATGATTAAATAAAATAAAATAAAAAAGCCTCAAATGAGGCTTTTTTTAAGTATTGATTGGTTCATATCTTTCAGACATAACAGTTCTCAACATTAAACTCTGTGGAGTATCGATATTACCTTGTAATATTGATTTTAATATTGATGGACTAAAACCTGAAACTAAACCTACACCTTTTGTTTTAAAATTTGCAGGTACATTACCAAGTCTACCATTAACATTCCAAAAAATAATTTCTGGCATCTTATAACCAGCTGATTGATACATTCTATCGATCATTTTTAAAGCAGTATCTGAACCATTTGTTGCACATTGATCAAATTCCATATCAGAGATAATAAGAATTTTAGTTGGCATTTCAGTTTCAGAAATATGATATTCAGTAGCCTTATCTAAAATAAGTTTATAGACTGCTTCCAAATTAGTATTCATACCCCATTCAGCATGCTCTAATTGATTAATCCTTTGGCTAAAAGAACCCTTCAAATATTGCATTGTAGGTCTAGCGGAGAAAGTAATAAAAGCATCTTTAAAAATGCTCTTATTTCTTTCTGAAATATAAAGACCAAGTGCAACCGAAACATCCATTGGCGCAAGATTACTTTTACCAAGTTTACTAGTCATACTACCTGAAACGTCACAAACTGGAATGATTCTCTCATTCGAATCTGCCATATAATCAGGTAAATTGATCCATTGAGCTTCAATTGCTTTCTTATCTTCACCTTTTTTATACGCTTGATATAATTGATGTGGAAACAAAACACCAGCCTTAATTTCTTCTTTACCTTCGTGAACCAAGTTGATGAATTCATTAAAACGACCTTCATCATTCTTCAAGAACGCCTTTCTATATTTGTTCATAGCAACAGAAGGAACATGTGAATAAGTAATTTTTTCCCACTCTTTTGCACACATCTTTTGCTCAACTGTGTTAGATAAACCAACAACAAGTTTACGATACTCCTTAGGATTCATCTTTAAATATTTACGAACTTTATTAGCAAAATCACCTTGACGAGGTAACCATTTTGCTAAAAGTCCATTACCGTTTTCTAATCCTTCTTTGATCAAAGGTAAAACGATTTTGTCGTCCAATTCAAAAATATCATCCCAACGACCATATTCAGGAACATATTTGGCGTTCTTTTCAATATATTCAAAATAATTCTTATTCAAGAATTTAGAACAAATTCTGAAGAACCTTCTTTCACCAGCTCCACCTCTGACATCACGGGCCCAAAATAAGGTTTTAAGAGCAACTAATGGATCTTCCACAATTGCTTTTTGAAAAAGAATTTCAATATCCTTTTCAGACATATTTCTCGAAGCACCGGCTAAGAAAAACATATCAACATTTGAATTCAAGCTAGTTGAATTTGTAACCATACCGTTGTCAGTTAAGACATCTTCTTGTCTGGTTGCGTTCACTAAATTAGATTTAGATTCCATAATAAACCTCCTTTTTTTAATTTTTTATCCAGATTACATTTTATTTTTTGCTGTTAGTAATCTAGAGGTTAATAAATAATAATAAAATAAAAAATCCCAACTATTACATCATATAATGCATTAGTTGGGATTTTAAATTTTCACATTTACAGTAATGTGAACAACCAAGTCCTCCACTCAACATGAGTGGTGACAAAATTTCTCCCAACAGAATACAAGAAGTTTTTCTCAAAAACCTCATAAAACTTTCTTTACTAAATTTTTTTATTTGTCTGAAGCTTCTCACCTTCCGGTGTTGATGTGTTCGACGAGTGAGAACTTAGAAAAGTATAAAAACACTAACACATCACAGCTTCTGCCTATTTGTCGTATGATTTTTAATCATTTGCAGAATGTATTCTTTATGAGTAATATCAATTTATTAAAAAAATTAACTGAATACGGTTCCGATTAGCCATATTTAATTTGCATATTTTTGGTTTTGCAGTGCGGCACTTAAGCCAGCGTATTCATCAATAATTTTTTAATATTTTCAAAGAACGAATATATTGATAGTTCGACTTTTTATAAAAGTTGAAATATTTTTCAAAAATTATATATTTTTTAAAAAATGTCTAATTTTTCTACTTTTAAGTAAAAATTAAGAAAAATTCATATCAAAATATAATATATAAGAAAAAATAAATAATGTTTATTTATCAAATAGAAAATAAAATTAATCATAAAATTTATATTGGTATGACCAAAGAAGATGATATCAACACCAGACTTATTAAACATATAAAAAGATCAAAATATAACGAAAATAGACCACTCTATTCAGCTTTTAAAAAATATGGTGTCAACAATTTTGAAATATCAATCATAGAAACTTGTAAAACTATTGAAGAAATGTGTGAAAGAGAAAAATATTGGATAAAAAAACTAAATTCATTTGTACCAAACGGTTATAATATTTCTATTGGTGGTGAAGGAGGCGATACTTATACATACAATCCAAACAAATCAGAAATACTAAAGAAAATATCTCAAAAAATATCAGGTGAAAATCATTATCTTTTTGGAAAACATCTCCCCGAAGAAACTAGAAAAAAAATTAGCGATAAGCATAAAGGTTTATTGTCTGGTAATAAAAATGGAATGTTCGGTAAAAAACATTCGGAAGAAAGTATAGAAAAAATGAGACAAAATTATAGTGGTGGAAAACAAAAAGGTTTTTGTCATGTCATTTATGTATTAAAATCTCCGACAGGTGAAACTATTGAAATAAAGACTTTCAAAAATCTGATGAATTTTTTTGACTATAGTAGATTAATATTAGATAAAGGTGAGTGTAACGGCTACAAATTGATAAAAAAATTAATAAGAAATAACGATGGAAGTTTTTCAGAAAAATAAAAAAATATCATTTAAATTTGATAAGAAAGGAAATTTCATTAGATTAAAGGAAATTTTCAAAAATAAAAATATATCAAGATTTGCCATAGTTGAGTATAAAGATGATATCATAGAATGTGAGTATGCTGAAATTGAAAATATTAATAATTATCAATATAAAAATATTTTTGATTTTAATCCAACATTATTCACAGATCAAACAAAATTTAACATAGTACAAATAATACCAACAGGTATCAGAGCTGATGTTGGTGGTAATTCTGGTGATGGAAATCCATCAGCAAGACTTTTAGGAAGTATCGCAGATACACTTATTACACATCCAAATGTTGTAAACGCGGCAGATATTAACGAAATGACTAGTAATACACTATATGTTGAAGGTAGCACTTTAAGTAGATTCATGATGGGTACGATTGGCTTAGCTCCAAGAAGAAAAAACAAAATATTACTAATATACGATACAAATAAAAGTAATTATTATCATAATTTTAGACCTCTCAATATGGCATCAGCTGCCAGAGTAACATTAGGTTGTGAAATAGATGTTATTGAATTATATAATACACCATATTATGAAATATTTTATAATGATCTTGGAATGGCTACTGGTAAAATAGAAAATCTTGAAAAATTAACAAATATTATAGAAAAATATAAAGATGATTACGATTCATTTATACTATATACTTTATTAAACGGTGATACACAAGAGCTATTAGATGATTATTATAGCGAAAAAAATATGGCTAATCCGTGGGGATCCGCAGAAAGCCTTTTAACTCATACAATATCAAATCTTTATGATATACCTTGCGCGCATGCGCCAGTTCTCGAAAAAATGTTTCTAGAATATCCTTTTGAAATAGTGGATCCTAGAAAAACACCAGAAATACTTTCTACCACCGAATTATTTTGTACTATTAAAGGTATGTATTTAACGCCTAAAATAGTTACACCGACATACGAATCTGGAATAATCACAAATAGAAACATAAGCGCATTAGTAACGCCTGATAGATGTATCGGTCTACCTTTGATTGCAGCTTTAGAACAAAACATTCCAGTTGTTGCAATAGAAGATGAAACAAACTTAATGAAGAATGATTTAGACCTTTTACCTTGGAATGACAATCAATTCTTCAAAGCTAAAAGCTATCTGGAAGCCGCTGGTATTCTATTAGCTTTAAAATCTGGAATAAGTCCTTATTCCTTAAAAAGACCTATCAGTATAACAAAAAAAATCAAATGAAGATGACAGAAGAAAAAATTCTTGAAGAGTTATTTGAGTTAGTATCTAAAAGGGGACACGAAAGATACATACTTGGAAAACTTAAACATGTTAAGTATAAAGAAATAGGAGAACAAAATATAAATAATCTGATTCAATGTTTTAAAGAAAAAGATGCAAAAAATAATAAGAGCTGGAGAATAAAAACCAAAGAAGTAAACCAGGAGTGGTTCACAAATGGTTACGAAAATTTTATGGATTTTTTCAACAGAAGCTTAACATCAGAAAAATTCAAAGATATTAAAGAACAATCCTTAAAATCTGAAATTATAATTCCAAATGAATGTAATATTGAATCAATAGGACAAATTAAAGATACATCAAGTATTATTAGATTAAAAAAAAGTGCTACAGAAGTCGCAAAAGACTTAATGAATTTAGGAGTACCAGAAAACTATTGGTTCATTAATATGAAATTATATCTCAGCTATTATCATAACATTCATTCACCAATTTCAGGTAGACTTAAAAAAATTACACCTGTTGATAGAAAATTAGGATTATTTGGAAAGAATTCTCTTTGGTTTTTAGAATTTGAAACAGAAAAAAAGCCTGTATTCTTTTTATTAGTTGGAGAATCAGCTATTCAAGATTTTAATTTTTACGTTAAAAAAGGTGATCAAATAGAAATTGCCGATAAACTAGGATATTTTGTATGGGGTTCTCAAACTATTCTCCTTTTTGATAAGGAATCATATAAAGGTGAAATTAAAGTAGCTAAAAGAAACCATTATTTCTTAGGAGAAAGTATCTTATAAATTCTATATTTTTTTGAGTAATTTAAGAGATTTGCTATATAGTGAATCTCTTTTGTTTTCTAGAGATTTTATAATCTCTAAATTATTATCGAAATTTTTAATATTATTAATTGCTACATCATAATCATGCCAAGTTCCAATAGTTTCCTGTAACTCATCCAAATTGTTACTCACTTTATCTATACCTAACATCATAAAAATATAAAATATATGCTTAATTTTTTTTCTTATGTCATGTAAATTCTCTGGTGTAATATTTGAAAAATCACGAATCTCATCAAGACCAATATCTATTCTAGCCTCAATATTACCTATTATCTCATCTTCTATGTGATAGTTTTTAACTTTATTTAATTTATCCGTTAGATATTCTAGTTCTTTTTGATAAGTGGAATTTATTTTAAACTTAGCAATCTTACTTTTGTAAGACTCCATTAAATAATTATTATACTCATCATCATATTCTCTAAATATAGATTGTTGAATATGAATGTCCCTAATATCACCTGCTGATTTGAATAATTTAGAAAGTTCTGTTGGAAAATCTTTTTCTCTGAAAAGTAAACCATCTAATATAATATTTAACGTTCTTAATCTTTTCAGTGTTGTTCTCAATTTATGAACATCATCTTCTGTTATCTGTGTAACAAGATTGGAGTGGTAAGTTTTAAAATTTTCTATTTGTTCTATAAAATATTTTTCGAATTTTGTCATATACTATATTATAGTATAAAAAATCCAATTGTTTAATTTTTAATTGTACCCTTGATGGGACTTGAACCCACATTTTAATCCATTATGCACACAAAGTTTAGGAAACTCCGCCAATACAAGGGCATTGTTTTAATACTACAAAGATAAGGAAAAACTCTGAAATAAAAAAATTAAGGAATTTTAAGAGCCAACTATCGGATTCGAACCGATAACTTGTTCTTTACGAAAGAACTACTCTACCAATTGAGTTAAGAAGGCATTATAAAATGTATATAAAATATATGTGATCCCGATAGGATTCAAACCTATGACCCACAGCTTAGCCTACCACTACAGTTTTCACTGCCAATTATTGTTTGTGGTCTGGACTATGCCTTCACCTTAATATTTCTATCTTAGGTGGGTGATTATAGTCTCTGCACGTTTTCTTATACAAGAACTTCGCTCAAAGTTAACATCAGCATTACCTGTTAAGCATTCTTTGAATTTACACCATTCGACACACATTTTCATCTATGAAGCTCCTTTTGAAGGCTGTTGCTCTATCCAGCTGAGCTACGGGACCTTAGTATGATTTTTTATCTTTATATCTTTCTCGCCTATTATATCTACCATTTCCTCTATTTGCACCCTTATATGTTTCTGTTAAAGAATGACAATTAGGACATAATAGAGTTAAATTTTCTTCTTTATTATTTTTACTATTGCCATCTTTATGCTCTATCTCTAATGGAATATTACCTGTATATTGATTTTTTTCACCCCATCCACATCTCGTACATTTTCCATTAAACTTTTCAAATAAATATTTTTTTATATATCTTGATGTTCCATATTCACCAGACACACCATCAACTTCATCATTTTTCCACTTCTGAATATATACAGCATATTGATGTTCTATTTGACATTTATTAGAACAAAATTTGTATCCAAACTTTTTGGTTTTGTTTCCACAAACTATACAATTTGATTCTTTGTGAATTCTTTTTTTATTGTTATGTTTTGCAGAACATGATGATGAACAGAATTTTTTATTTTTTTCAATATCTTTATTACACTCTAAGCATTTATTTGCCTCCTTTTTAAGGAAAGACTTAAAATTAAGTCCACACTTATTAGCTTTTTCTTTAACACTTTTTTTAGTTCGATTTAATTTAATAGATATATCCAAATATGTAAATCCATTTTCTAATAAAGAAATTAAATCATTTTCTTCTTCTTCAGACCACTTCATACTTTTTTATTTGTATATATAAATATTTTTAAGTCAAAAATTCATTTCGAGAGAGAAATGAATTTTTATTTTTTATTAGGTATGAGAGCCGAATACTGGATTCGAACCAGTGCGGGGTATAAAAACCCTCGTGATTACAAGTCACGCCCAATCAACCACTATGGGAATTCGGCTTATAAATACCTGATTATCAGAGTTGTCGAAGATATCCGATTTGAACGGCTTCTGAGCATCCCAAATGCCCCGTGTTACCAGGTTACACCATATCCTCGATATTTACTTTTATAATATGAAAAAAAAAGTTTTAATTTTTTTGTGGAAAATGCGGGATTCGAACCCGCGACGTTGGTAACTAGTAACGCGCTTCCCTTGCTCATTTTTTCACCACCTCAATAAGGTCGCTATAGGTGCATCCGCAATTCGTTATCCAATCAGGATTACTTTCGTTGCCTGTACGATCCGCCTTTTCATCGTTGATTTCCCATTCATTTTGAGCTGATGGTGAGACTCGAACTCACGATGTCTTCTCAGACGCTGGGTTACAAAGCCAGTGTAATAGCCGCTATACTACATCAGCATTGGTGCGAACAGATGGAGTCGAACCATCGACTTCTTGTTTGTAAGACAAGTACTCTGAACCTACTGAGTTATGCTCGCATGGAGCGAAATGTGGGAATCGAACCCCTTCCTCTGGTTGGAAGCCAGATACTTTACCGTTAAGCTACATTTCGCAATTTACTGAGCGAATGATGGGATTCGAACCCACGAACCTTCTGGTTGGCAACCAGACTATCTACCGCTGATATACATTCGCATTTTATCACAGATTACATTTTTTCAGAATTTCAAATTACAAGTTTGGTCCTTTTTTAAGATTGCTGTATGTAATCTTTAGATAATTTTTTAAGAACAGAATACTTTTTTTGCTAACCATGCATTTTTTTGTTGCTGTATGTATTCTTTATCTTAGAGCGAAAGGTGAGTTACGATCTCACGACCTCTTCCTTACCAAGGAAGTATTCTACCAACTGAACTACAATCGCATGGACCGGGCTCTGCGATACAACAGAGGATCATCCCGGATATGTGGATCGTGTGAGATTTCAACTCCTCTTAAACATTGCAAGTGTTTCGTGCTAAGCAGGTTACACTACACAACCCATATAAATTTCTTTTAATTCATTTAAATCTATAAATATTTTTATTTCAGTATCATAATATTTACCCTATAATAAAATAGTGGAGACGAATATAATCGAAATCTCCCAGAAACATTGCAAATGTCTCTCGCCAGCCTTGGTACATGCGCCCCCTAATTTTCCAACATGTCAAAGAACAACTACTCTTACCAACTACTCAATTCAATACTGTGATTTTTACCACACTCACAATTTACTGAAACATTCACAGAACCGTGTGAACCACACAATTCACACTCACTTTCACTACCCAAAAAATATAACTTAGATATATCCACAGTCACATTTTTCTCTAAGTTTTCACAGAATATTTCTACTGCTAAAACTTTTGATTCTACTTTTTTTACTGCTACTTTTTTTGTTTTCATAATCTTTATTTTTGTGACCCAGAAGAGATTCGAACTCTCATTTTTCATTCCAATTATGCACATAGAGTTTAGGAAACTCCGCCATTACAGGGCCAATTTGTGATCCAGGAGAGATTCGAACTCTCATTTTCATCCATTATGCACATAGAGTTTAGAAGACTCCGCCATTACAGGACCAGTTGTCTAAGTGAGAGGAGTCGAACCTCCAATAACCCCGGTTCCAAGCCGGGTAACCACACCACATGGATCGCACCTAGATATTTTCTACAAAGAACACACTATTAAAAACAAAACCCGAAGTCGCTTAGCGCCCTCGGGTTTCTACCTATAATCTATAAAACATACTTCACTTTAGGTATACGCCCGAGCATAATCCGACTGGTCTGCCTCCTGTTACGGGGGTTGTCGTGGCTACTGCTGTATTTTTCCTAAAGTTTTTCATATTACTTATATATTAAAAATTTTTGTTTCTGTTTTATCATCTTTAATCTTTTACAAAGATAAAAATATTTTCCGAAATAAAAAACTAAAAATGTAATTTTTTTATAATTTTTATAATTTTTTTCTTTTCTTATATATTACTCAAAAAATGTCGTTTTTTTCTAATTTCTATTTTATACGCAAATTTATAAAAAAAGTTTATTTTTTGCGGTGTTTTTATAAATTATATTTTTTAGAATTTAATATTACTTCTAAATCTTCTAATTTATCTGGTAAATTACCAATCTCCCAAAATTCTTCATCCTCTATGTAAGTACCACTAATATTATAACCCAATACTTTTAATACAAATCTCCAGTCTATACTATGTCCTTCATCAATTAATTTACCATCAATATAAATACCTTCCCAATCATCTCCAGAAATTATTACGAGTTTTTTATTTTCTATTGTCTCATTTATTTTATTTAAGTATTTCATTTCTTCTTTTTGTTTTTTAATTCATCGAAATTTAACAAAAGTTTTTTAAGCGTTTCTCTAACTTCTGTTAATGCTGATTCATACTCATCATCCTCTTCATCTTCTTCCGCCACATTTTCTTGGATTTCTTCAACATTCTCTTGTATATCCTCAACATTCTCTTGTATATCCTCAACATCTTTTTGAATATCCTCAACATTCTCTTGTATATCTTCTACATCTTTTTTAATTTCTTCAAATTTTTTGGATTGAAAATTTACACTCATTTGAATAAGTATAGATAGATAAATTGCTTCTAATGATACGATCGTTGTTAAGATTAGCAATATTGTATTTTTATCAAATATTTCTGAAAAGTATAGAAAAAAGGCTATAATAAATATTATAGAATGAATTATCAACGAACCAGTGGATCCTATTGATTTTATAATTTTTTGTATAATTTTTTCCGTCATCATTTATATTCTTCCCGTTTCGTCCTCAGACAGGCCCAGTGTTTTAGCTAAATTTTGTAATTCTTTTGCGTTCATGTTAATTATCTTATTAAGAATCATTTTTTTTGCATTATCATTAGCTGAGCCTTTTATCTGATCCGATATTTGATCAACTGCATTAGATGTATTTGCACCTAATTGATTTAATAATTGCATTTTAGGTTTTAGTAAATCAAATAAGGTCGTATTAATCCAATTAGTAGCTGCCTTTTTATATGCGACTAAATCGGCCTGTTCATTTGGATTATCAGCTTCTAATATCTTTTGTATATTATACTTTATTCTTTCAGTTGTATTCTCTGTTTGAGCTGGTTCGTTTTCTTTTTCTTTATCCAGACCAGATAATTCTTTTATTTGTGGTACAGCAACCTGTCCAATATACTCCGGTGCGGCATTTGCAAATTGATCTTCTGGATATGTCATTAAAACTTTCAATCTTTTATCTCTTGCTCTACTAAATATTTCATCCATAGTAAATTCATCATTTTGTAATTTATTTACTATCGGTTTTAGAGAATAATAGAAATATTTTAAAGAATCTGTAACAATTTTATTAACAGCATCAATAGATTCTGCTTGATTAATCTCATTTTGAATATTAGTTTGATTAGCTTTGATATATCTTTGATATAGATTAGAAACATTTTTATCTGTATCTACTTTTTTAGTAAAATCAACAAATAAATTATGTAATGATTGATTAGGTTCTTTGAAAATGTTTTTATAATAAGTCTTTAAAAACTTTGACACAGAAGATAATTCTTCATTTAAAAAATTGTAATATGAAATTATATTATTCATTTAAGCACCTTCAGTTATATCCATTAAAGTATTTTTATTAATCATAAATCCGCCTCCACCTTTAGGTCCAATAACAGTTACTAGTCCTTTATCGTTTGGTTTATCTGATTTTACTTTTACTTTAATTATCTCACCTTTCGAATTATAAAAATTGTAATCTTTACCTTTCTCCGGAGTAAAGTCCTTATCTATATTTTCAGCTCTAAATGGCTGAAGTTCAGTCTTACCCATTTCATCTGAAATATATCTAGCAATAACTTCATCTGGATCTTTAGCTTTATCTGAAATTTTAATAATTGCAATACTACCATCTTTCTTTTTGTATCTATATGGAACGCCAACTCTAAATAAATTACCACCTACATTTATCTCAACATCCTTATTCTTTACTATATTATCAAGTCTTGCATTTATTTCTTTAGCTAATTTATTTCTTTCTATCGCAAGTTTAGATGCAGTGGTTTTATCACCACCTTTTTCAAGGGCAGAAATTTCAGCATTCAAAAACATTAATCTAAATTCATCTTTTTTAGTTTCTATATACAAGGCCAATTTAGGATTTTTTTCTTTTCCTCCCATTTTTTGTAAAACTCTATCCATTTTAAGTAAAGCCTTATCTCGATATTGATTAATAAGATTTTGAATTAATTTCTGTTTCTCTTTTAATGTTTTTAATGATAATTTAGTATTTTTTTCTTGTTCTTCTGTATTATCAGTTTGATCAGGTTGAGTAGTTTGTTTTTGTTCTGTATCAACAGCTTCCTTTACTGGATTTTTTCCAGAATCTTTCATATCTTGTAATTGTTCTTCGGCTGTTATACCTAAATCAATATTAAATTTTTTCTTAAATTCGTTATCTATAATTGTTTGATATTCTTTGAAAATTACATCAACCTCTTTGGCACCCTTAACCTTATTAATGACGGCATTGATTTTCTTAAAAATATTTCCCATGAATTGAAATAATCCTTCATTTAATTTATCTAAATTTTCAAGATTTTTGAACTCATTTCTTGTATATAAATTCTTCATTTGTTTAAATATTTTTTTTTATATATTAATTTTTCAAAATCATTTTGAGAATAAAGAATTTAATATATATCATAAAATATTTTTATCAATGCCAATCGAATTTTTAAAACAATTAATTCCTAATCCTTTGGACAAGGAAAATTTTAATAGTCCCAATGTGGATGATTTTGAAAAAATTATTGATGATGCTAAAGATAAAATAAATAAACTACAAGAAATAGGTCTACCTGGAATTAAAGATGTAGCAAATATGATTTGGAAATTAATCCAAGATAAATTTTTATTATCACCTAGACAGATCTCTAAAAAAATGTTAATTATTCAAGGCAGTAAATTCAATCCTGGTTGGTTTCCAGGTGCAGAACCGATTGATGAAGAAAGAGCACAATTAATTGTATATGGTAAAGTTTTTTATAAAGATGGTAAGCTATACGACAAAGATTATGAAGGATCCGCATGGGTATGGTATAAGAATGCAAATTATGATGATAGTAATATAGAATGTGTTGCTCATCCTGGTGAAGAAGATTATATGCCACCTATGGATACTAAGCATCCTATGTTTAAAGATGCAAAAGATTTGGTCAAAGGATTAAAGGAAGATTTAAAGCAATTGGCAATTAAAATTGCAGAATTCATACTTGCTTTACCTGAAGCTATTATTCAAATTGTACTTGCATTATTATCTCTAATTTCTTCAATAATCATAATACCACCAGGTTCAGGTGTACCGACAGCATTAACCGCTGTTCAAACAGTATTTAGAACTATTAAAGCACTTCAAGAAAAGGTAGCAGAATTATTACCATTTTTAAGTGTATTAAAAAAATTAGGTATAGTACTTTCAAAACAAGCTCAAGCAATAATTTCTCAAATTATCGCTGTAATAACTGTAATTTTAGGTATAATAGGTTCTTTAACTTCAATATTAGGATTATTAAATAAAGTAGTTGAAGCATTCAAAAAATTAATGAAGAAAAAAGATGAACAGAAGCTAGAAGTAGATCCAAGAGCAAGTGATACGAATTTAGAACCAGGTGAATCTACAAAATTAGATGCATATCCAAGTGGTGGAAGTTGGGATTATGATTATCAATGGACTGATGATCAAGGTAATGTAATCGGAACAGATAGAAATGTTAGTATAGCTCCTGAAAAAACAACAATCTATACGGCTAAAGTTACAGATAAAACTACTGGCGAGGTTAAAGAAGGAACAGTCAGAATTAAAATAAGACCTATGCCAGAAAAAGGCGCATCTGGAACTAGTGGTACTAGCGGTTCTAGTGGAAAACCTGGCACAAGTGGAACAAGCGGAGCAAGCGGAAGTAGCGGTGTTAGTCCATCCGGAAGTTCATCAGAGACAACAACCACAACAACAGGATCATCCGAAACTACAACAACTACTACAGACGGTGGTGAAACAACAACAACTACAACCATATTTTCACCAACAACATCATTACCAACTACTACACCAGCACCAGATCCTTATAATTATTATACTGTTAAAGAATTTAGTTGTCCAGGATGTACATTGAATAGCACTTATGATATAAAAACATTAGATTATGTGGCACCTGGTGATTATGGTAAATATTATCTATCTGGCTCTGTTGCATTACAAATTCAAGGTCCAACAACATCTGGAGCTTATCCAGAGCATACATTATTAACTGGTTATGTTAGTTGTGTTCTTGCTTGTGGAACAACTACTACAACAACTACACCATCACCATAAGTTATTTATTTTTGAAATCTTGAAATTTAATAGTAAGTTTATTATCTGAAACTTTAAGAGGAAATTTAATAGGAAATTTTAATTCTATGGTTTCTATTTCAAATGGATTTTCTTCATTATTAGTAATTAAATTGGTAGTCAAGATTAATTTGTTATTTTCCAATCTATTATTTATATATTCCTGACACTCATCATCACTATTCCTAACTAAAATATCAAAATACTCTTGTAAATTATTAGCATTTACTATATTTGATTTAATATCATCGTAAAAATAAACAGTATTATATGCTTCTTTTTTAATGGGTACAAATCTATCTTTTTCAATTGTTAAACCAACTAAATGTTCTAATAGAATTTTATTTTTATCATAAAAAACTTTATCTAAATGTCCGACCAATTTAATTGATTCAGAAACAAAATATATCTTGTTTATTTCGAAACCATATTCTTTTAATTTTAATCTCAATTTATTAAGTAAATTTGCATGCTTTTTTCTATCACTTCTAGCAGTTAAAACACCAATTTCAATATTTTTACCTATTAAATGCCTAATATTATTAAGCAACAATTGAACCTCTTTCTTATTGAGTATATCTTCATCAAAAAATTCAGCATAAGAAATACCAATATTACCCAATCTAATATTTTTCTTTCTTTGAATTCTTTCAACCATATCTTTAGAAATATAAAAACTATCACCATTGAATTCAATTAAAATATCATCCTTAACATAAATTCCACTTTTAATAAGAGCAAATTCAATAGGTGAAATTTTTAAAATCGGTTTAGATGGATCATTCTTATCAATTACCCAAATATCACTCTTTATAAACCAAAGAGTATTATCCAAATCAAAAAAAGCAATTTCTTTATTCATAATCTAAAAAATTCAATAATTGTAATTGATGTCTTTCTATAATTCTTTTTGCATCATTTTTATTAAAAAAACCAGCCTCCACAGTCTCACCTTTTAAAAAATTACTTAATATCATATCATTAAATAATCTAACGTTAATTTCATACCTTTCAACTTTAACAACATAACATGTTAATTCTTTATTGTAACCAGCTTTAAAATATTTAATTGTAATTTTTTCAGACTTTTTTAGTTTTTGTTTATTTAATTTTATTCTAGATTCTTCTCTTAATTCTTTTAGAGCAGTTTCCATTTTATTCATCTTTGCCTCAATATGACCCTTTGGTATAGACCATTTTCTCATATTTCTTCTAAATTTCTTAGGTCTAACCAATAAAATCTTATTATTATAAATAAGTACGACACCTGAAAGTCTATGATGACTTACAGCTTCCATTATATATTCATAAAAACTAATCATAAATTAGGCGGTCTCTAAATCTTAAATTTCTGAACTTGATTCTTTTTTTGTAATTTGAACAGGTATATTTTTAATTCCCTTAAAATCTATAAACGCAATCTTCTCACCCTCTCTCCAACTTACCTTATCTACTATATCACCAATGCTTGGTAATTGATCTAATGTTATTGTAAAAGATTCATTTACAGGTGTTTGATTAAATTCATTATAAGACTTAATATTTTTCATAGTGTTAAATTATTTTTTCTTATATATTTAATTTTAAAATCAAAAAAGTTCACATTTTGTGAACTTTTCTGAAGATTATGGTTTATATTTTCCTAAATTGCTCATCATTGAACCAACATTCGGTATTTTGTTTGAATAATCAGGTATCTTAGGTTGATTTTTCTCAGAATCCTTATGCGCTTTATTTTCTCTTTCTATTCTATCATTCAGTCTTTTAACATATTCCTCAAATTCCCACCAAGCCAATTCATTCATATATCTAGGTGGAATATGATCAATATCCATGAATCCAAATTTATTATCCAAAATATTCGTCAAAGGCATCTGGAATAACGAAAATATTTGAGGCTCCTGTGGGAAAGGACATATCAGTGCGGACCTCCACTCCACACGATGGACAGTTACACTTAAGTTCCTTTATACCAAAAACCATCTGATTTACAGCACTATTCAAAATTTGAAAAGTTGACATACTCAATTTTTTAAATTCTTGCTCCTTAACTTTAATACCATCTTCGGTGATTCTATTTCTATCATGTAGCATAAATGAAGCAACTTTTAAAAATGCAACATTAGGATTTTTATCAACCTGAATCTTATTCTTAATATCACCGAAAAATATCTCCTGTATACCTATAGTAGGAGGTGCTAATTTATAATCTGCACCTTCTATATTAAAAGAAAAAACTCTTTCAGTAGGATCAAAAAATTTAAAAAGTTTCTCTGGCATCTCATAATTAACAAAAGTTTTACCATTTGCTTCAGTTCCAGTGGCTCTTAATTCCATCTTAAATTCATTACCACAGTTACCACAAGTTACTTCTTTCGATAAATTTTTACCACCAGGAAAAGTTAATTCTCTAATCATAAAAATTAAAAATAATCTATCACCATCTTTAATATCTTTATAAGATCCTTGCATACCATTAGGATAATAATATTTTATACAAGAAGCCAAAATACCATTCATCTTCTCAGTTATATCTAGATAATTATTATCATCAACAACAGAATAAGCCTGAACTTCTTGAACTCTAGCGGCTCTAATACTAATCTTTGTTCCTTGTTTATAAAATGTACCACACGGTAAAACATCCAACGGTATAGCAATATATTCATTAGAAGGTACACTATCAAAATAAGATAAATCTACTTTCTTAACCGACTCAATAGAATTATCTTGCTCACCACCAACAAAATTTTTTTCTAAGTAATTTAGTGCATCTTCTTCTTTTTTATTTTTAAAATTATCACTCATATTAAAATATTATTTTTATTTATATATTAAAACAATCCCGTCCCCTTAAAAAAATTAGATTAATTAATTAATATATAAAAGAAAATGTGCTAAAATGATTATATCTGAAAATTTTATATCCAACACGACACTAGAGCATTCCTATCCAAATAAACCACCTGGCTATTCACAACCACAAATTCTTTATAAATTACATTATGAGGGTGCAAAAAAGAATTCATATCTATGGACAGTAGAACCACCTTTTCATATTATATCAGGACAAGGTTCACCAAGTATAGTATGCCAACTAATGCCAAAAGTATCAACAAAAATAGAACCAATAAATTCTAGTATCCTTACATTAAATGCGGATGACGAAAAAGAATATTATAATTTATATTATCAACACGGTCCACAATGGAAAATATTAGGAAATAAAAATCCAAAAATAAATGAATTCAGAGGTCTCTACACGCCAACTATAGAAACATATACAATAATACCACAATACGAGCAAATTGGACATTCACCTAAATATATCACAGATCCGAATAGTTATAAGTTTGAAATAAAAAACGGAAGAATACTTAAATTTTATGGGGGAATACCACCTACAGGTAATCCAATGATAGATATTTCCTGGTTTAAACCAGGACCAGCTTATATAACATTTTATTCAGCATGGATTAATGAGAAAATTAAGTATCCCAATACCTTAGATATTCTAATATCAGAAATTAGAGTTTATTAAAATTTATTATTTTTATGTAAATTTTCATCCGCCCACAAAGGTTGTAAATTCTCCAAAGCACATACAATTTTAACATCTTCAGTTGTTGCAAACTTAGTTACAGGACGTATATGGTCAATATGCCACTCACCATGATTCTTCCAAGTCATACCCTCTGTGAATTGTTTCTCAATATAATGCTTTAATTCTAATGCAGAATAACCTAACATATCTATGGTATGTCCTTGTTTTTTAGTATCAAGTCGTTTAAGAGTTGAATATAAAACAGAACGCCAAGCGATTATATGAGGATTATTTAATCTATAATTTTCTTGGTTCTTTGCTAAAATATGTCGATTATTTTTTCTCCACTCTTTCAACTCTTCTTTATTATTAATCCTATATTCATTTAAATATTCCTTAATTCTTTCTTTATTATCAGGATCATTTCTATATTGCTTCTTTTGAACTAATATTTTTTCTCTATTTTCTTTATGATACTCTTTTTTTCTTTCTAAAACACTTTCTCTATTTTCATCATATCTTTTCTTATCATATTCTTTTTGTTTTTCTTTAAATCCAGGTGCTTCCTTATATTTTTTTTGGATATCTTTCACACACTCTTTACATTCATTTCTATAGCCATCAGATGTTCCTTTCTTCTTGTGAAATTCATTTACATATTTAATTTTTCCACAAATTCTACATTGCTTTTCCATAATCTTTTTATTTGTATATATAAATATTTATCGTTCCCAATAGTCATAAAAACAAAAAAAGATACAATTTCTTGTATCTTTTTTTGTAATCTATTGATTATAAGCATTATAGCCTAATAGTAGAAATCTTCCCAGTAGTCTGCTACCCAAGTACAAGAAAGATCGAAGATTGCTGTTGAATCGTCCCAGTTGACTTCTTCAAACCCTGTAAATTGTCTTAGCATTGCATTATGGTAAGTAACTCTACGGATAACTTTACCTTCTTTGTCGTGTAGGTGTATGATAATATCACCAACTAAATTTTTCTTGTAATGAAGTGTACCTGTTTCATTGTTCCATCCTAAATCATACCAATCTTTAAGCATTTTGAAGCAAAAAATTTGATAGTCATCATTCTGGTTGAGATTGAATGTCATAGTTAAATCATCAACGTGAGTTTGTGCAGGCATCATGACGAATACTCTAGTTGAGTATTTAAATCTTTGTGTTTGAGATTGTAAATCTGGATAAGTTGGGAACTTAGCCGATTTGGTATTCTCCATCAATAAATGAGTTGCATTTGGGTGAATCGTTTGAAGTACGGTTGGTAAAATAATCGTAACTTCGTATAGATTCTTGTGAATGGGTTCCCATTTTTCTCTGTGAGAATCAATGGCAGTGAAATGTGCTAATGGCATATTTTTATATTATTTTTTATATTTTTTTATATATATAAATAATATATCCTTTCCCTCTGAAAATTAAGAAGAAAAACTTTTTTTCTTAAATTTTAACACATTTAATAAGGTTTTTAACAAAAAATACAAAAAACGATTAAAAAAAATTTATATATACCAGTTTTTAAAATGATCTTATATTTTTAGAAATTTCCTGAACAAATTTCTTTCTTTTAACATATTCCGGTGATCTTAAACTATCTAATTTATTTACTATCTTATCTAAAAAGTCTTTACGCTGGTTATCATCGTAAATATTAAAATTATCTACATCTAAACTCATTTTTTCAGATTGGTTATAGTTATTATACCATGATTCGTATTTATCGTTTAATCTTAGCCAATATTTAATAGGTACGCTAGTTTCTATACCTCTATTGCGGGTTGCTATTCTTTGAACTGCGGTTTCAGTTGAGCATTTTAGATATATCATAAGATGAGGTGGTTTAATATGTTGTATCATATTATCGAACAATGTTTTATAGGTATTGAACTCTTCTTTTGTCATTTTTTCATCTTCGTAAAGCATTTCTGCGAATATTTTATCACCATATATACTTCTATCTAGAATGCCTTCTGATAATTTATTAATTTCTTTAATCATTCTAAATCTTTCATTTAGAAAGTGAATTTGAAGTGCGAATGACCATCGGGTTTGATCTGCATAAAATTTATCTAATAAAACTGAGGTGTCGTTACTGGTAAGTTCTTCGTAAAGTTGTATATTAGTGTATTCTGAGAGAAATTTTCCAAGTGTAGTTTTGCCAGCGCCAACTGTGGATTCTATTGCAATTTGCATAATATTGGATTATTTTTGATAAAAAATATATCAAAAAATTAATGTATAGTTGATAAACATGATATAAATATTTTAATATATAGGAATAAAAGATACATATAATGAAAAACAATTTCGTAGAAATAATAAAAAAAGAAAATGGACCATCTGGTAGGATGTATGTTGAAAAGTATGTAAAAAGTAATTATCCTGATATATTTAATGATATTATTGAATTTTGTAAAGATAATTTATCAGATTTGCCTTTTAAAGAAAAAGTATATCATTATGTTAATAATTTGCAAGAAATTGTAAAATGTGCAAATATAAATTGTGATAATACAACAAAATTTAAAAATTCAACTTTGGGATATTATAAATATTGTTGTACAGCTTGCATAAGTAGTGATCCAAATATCAAAAAAACTAAAGAAAATAAATCTTATGAAAAATACGGCACCAAGGCTCCTGCCATGAACAGTGATATCAAAGCTAAAATTATTAAAACTAATAATAAAAAATATGGTTCAAATAGTCCAATGCAAAATGAAAATATACTAAAGAAATCTAAAGATACCTTATTACAAAATTATGGCGTTGATAATCCAAATAAATCAGAAGAAATAAGGATAAAATCAATAAAAACATTAATGAAAAATTATGGCGTTGATAATCCAAAAAAAAGCAAAGAAATAAATAATAAAATTAAAGAAACTATGTTATTAAAATATGGTGTAGAACATGCTTTACAAAATGAAAAAATTAAAATTAAATCAAAAGAAAATCAATTATTAACATTAGCAAAAAATATTAAAGAATATTATAAAGAATATAATATATTAAATATTGACAATAAAAACAGAAAATATACAATGAAATGCGATAATGGTCATATATTTGATATTGATTACGTTTTATTAAATTCTAGAAGAAAAACCAGCACTTTAATATGCACAGAATGTAATCCAATTAATAAAGGTATCTCTGGATTAGAAATTGAAATGAAACAATTTATTCAAGAAAATTATAATAAAATAATTTCGTTTAATGATAAAGATATTATTGGTAAAGAATTAGATATATATTTACCCGATTTAAATCTAGCATTTGAATTTAATGGTTTATGGTGGCACAATGAAATTAATAAAACCGATAACTATCATTTAGATAAAACAAATCTATGTGTAGAAAAAAATATTCAGCTAATCCACATATGGGAAGATGATTGGATTCATAAAAAAAATATTATTAAATCTATGATATTAAACAAATTAAATAAAACAACTAATAGAATTTTTGCCAGAAAATGTAAAATAAAAGAAATATCAGATAATAAAGTAATTAAGGAATTTTTAGAAAAAAATCATATTCAAGGTTATATAACAAATAAAATTGGTTTAGGTCTATACTACAATGAGGAATTAATTAGTTTAATGACATTTGGAAATAAAAGAATTGTGATGAATGATAAAAATATAAAAAATGAATGGGAATTAAGTAGATTTTGTAATAAATTAAATACTAATGTTATTGGAGGGGCATCAAAATTATTTAATTATTTTACAATTAATTATAATCCAAATGAAATTATTACATACGCAAATAGAAGTTACTCAAATGGAAATTTATATAAAAAATTAAATTTTAATTATTCCCACATTACAAATCCAAATTATTATTACATTGTGGATAAAATAAGAAAACATCGTTTTACATATAGAAAAAATAAACTTATTAATGATGGTTTTGATCCTACTAAAACTGAACATCAAATAATGTTGGAAAGAAAAATTTATAGAATATATGATTCAGGACAGATTAAATTTATCTGGAAAAAGCAATAAAAAAGAGGAAGATTAATCTTCCTCTTTTTATTAACCATATTTAGATGATCTTATCTAAATCCCATTGATTGAATATCACCTTTTTTCAAGATTGTGATATTATTTACAATAATACCCATTCCTTTTATTATTTCCACGTAAGTATCCAACACACCCATCTGTAGGTCAATAACATAATCTGTGTTATTGGTTTCGTCGCAAACGTTCCAGAAATCGTAGAATGCGTCGTTATCTAACATATCTTTACAGATTTTATCTGCGCGATATTTAATCTCGGCTCTAATCTCAGGTGTATTGAAGCTCCATTGATATTTCAATAACATATCATACAGTCTATTTTCAAGTTCGATAAGAACTTCTCTTGAATGCATGAAACTAAGTGAACTATATGGAAAGATTTGAGCGGTTGATTCGTCATTAATACAATAACCGTTATTAATCTTATATACAATTGGGTTAGCGCCCATTGCGTGTAAGTTCTCAAGATCGGTATTTGTGAAGTCCATTTCGGTCTTAGTTATATTATTAACTCTACCGTTTGTAATACCTGCTGCAATTGTCCAAGGCAACATACCAGCAACATTAGATACGAATTTATTCATATAAGTTGTTGCTGCGAACATTGCTGGTGGAACCCATTTTGGAATACCATTGTCATATATTTTAATATATGGGAAGAAGTATCCAACACAGCTACTACCATTGATTTCACCATGTTTTTGTGCAAATTGATAGTAGAAATCTGGGTTTTTGCTATCATCGGCACCATCTTTAACATATTCAAGATTAAGAGTACCATCATCATTAGTAAACGATGGATTAGTTGACTCTCTGAATATTTTTGCACTTGGCATATTGATGAAACCTAAACAGTTCATTTTCATACCGCAAATATCAGCAAGTTGTTGTTTTGAACCGAATCCGTCCATAGGTACAAGTCCTAAACCGAAAGAATCTACAAGGTATCTCCAAGATATTTTATTCTTATCAGCTAAGCCTTTAGCAAGATTTGTATCTTTTGCGATAACATTAAGAATCGAATTTTGTCTTTCATCTGTACCGTTTGGAATTGAATCTGTGTGAACAACGAATGGTGAAATTACCAAAGCTTTATATTCATCAACATAAACATCAATTGATGGGTATGTGAATGTTTGATAATCTACTTCAGTTGTACCAGTTACGATATTATAATCAACAATTCTAATTGGAGCATCAGCATAAAGGATCTTAGCGTTAACATCGGTTGGATCGTTTTGTACTTTGATTACTCTAGTGAATTTTCTTGGAACTGATCCTTCAAGATAACCTGGTCCACTAGGTGCAGCCCAATATGATTCATCATAATAAGCAGCTAAGAAACTACCCTTAGTAACTTCTGAGTATCTATTTTTATCAACTTTAATTTGTTGACAAGTTGTAAGATCATCACCATACCATTCTTCAATTTCTACTGATTGTTGCCAGTTTGATTTATTTGAATGTAAGATTAAATCGTAATCATATTTGGTTACATCTGACCAATCTGACTGGATAACTTCATAAGCAACATCTGGATCTAAAGCTGATAAGAAGTTAACAGTAAGAAGATTGTTTTGATCAAGATACATTTTTAAGTATACCTTATTAGTAGTTCCGCTATTGTTATTTACATAGAAATAATCCAAGTTATTAATTACACCATTATAATAATCTTGATATAATTGTGAATAAGTTGCAACGATACCATTTTTAGTAGTTGTACCTAAAACATCATATCTGGTTAATAATGTATCTGTATTTATAACACTATCATGTAATAAGAACTCATTATCAACATAGTAAAGTAAGAATGAGGTTCCTGAATAGCATGAAGATGGAGTATCACAATAAATTTTAATTTTTGAGTTTGATGTTGTGGTTGCCTCAATTGGAATTACCGAAACAACTGGAACCTTATCACCAGTATCAAAAGTACCACCAGTTGTTTTAATCATAACACTCTGAGTTGAGATATTATCATAAATTTCAGTAAAACCTTGCATTAGTCTGAGATATTCATAATCGTTATATACACCTGTTTGTCCTGATGTACCAAGAAACTCAATAAGCATATAGGTTCCTAATGTATCATAACTATCTGTTATAGTGGTTTGGTAACCTGTAGTTTTACCAAGTGCTACATATGAAGCTGAACCTGCTGTTGAATTAACAGTTACTGGGTAATAATCAAGAGTATAGGTTGTACCTGATTTAAGATGATGTACATAACCTAATATAATAGTACTTGCTAAACTATAATTGTAATCTGGTTTAACTGCACCAGTATATAGATTAGAAGATGTACCGTAGAGTATGTTAACAGAATTATCGTTAGTAAGATATAAAACATCATATCTTGATCCAACGGTATATGTTACACTACTTAATTCAATTGAAGTGGTAGTAAATCCACTAACAACGGAACCATTAATAACATAATAAGTATCAGTTCCACCGTCTGCGAATTCAATTGTACAAGTTGTCGTTCCAGTTACGGTTGAGCCAGAATTAAAATATATATCAAATGTATGTCCATTAGTGAATACACCAGATCTATCATTAACACCACTATTTAAATAATCTTGATTATAGCTATTAATATCGTTAGTAATAACATTATTGCTTGAATCTAGATATTTTTGTGAGTATGTTAACTCTTCTTTAAGTGTAGTTTCGTAAGACATAAATTTAATACTACTAATATCTTGTCCAACTAAAACATCACCAATAATATCAAGGTTACCAAGTTTGAAATCTGCTTCTAATAATGAGTCTTCATTATAGGTACAGAATAAACCAGTTTTATCGGTATTATTATTTACGATATTTTTAATGTACATGTCTCTATCGTTCAAATCTTTGAAATAAGGTATTAATGAACAATCGTATTTAGCAAGAACGGTTACGGTTCTCTCATTGATAAAATTATCAACCTCAGTTTTAATTAAACCATTTCTATTGAAATAGTTACCATAAGTAGTATCATTTGATAAGGTTCTATAATCTGACCAATCACCAGCCAACACTAACACAGTTACCATATAATCTGAAATCCATTCTCTATAATCGATATACGCTGGAACTTTTGTTCTATCACCGTACCATTCTTCTGCGGTTACGTCAAAACCAGTTATATCTGACTTATACATAAAAACAGTGATATCTTTATCACCCATGTTAGTAATATGTAAAAGTCTTTGATTATCTTGAACACCATAGTTATTAGCTTTTACAACATTCATAAAAGCATCTGGATCTCTTTCCCAGAAATCTTGTCTATTGAAAAATGATTCGTAAGCTGAGCTTTTAACATCACTATTCTGATACTGAGAAGAAACTGAAATAGTTTGCCATTCAACCTTATCTCTATTTGGATTGGTTGCTAGGAGATTAAGTGCCCAAACTGGTCCACTTTTCAACATTTGTTTTACTGTTTTGTGAAAAAATGATCCTTTGTTTTCTAATCGTCTATCATCGTCACCAAAAATAGCAGTAAAATCAGTTGGATTTGTTACATAAATTGGTGCGTTAAAAGGTCCTTTTTTAGAAAACCCTGGGACAAGATTAATAAGAACATCCTGTACTGGAAGTTCTATAATACTGTCATCAATCTCATTAATGAAAACACCTGGCCTTTTGTATTTTCCGAAATCTTTGTCTTTAATTGGCATAATTTAAAAATTATTTTTTATGTATATATTAAAATATTTTTGTAAAAAAAATCAATTTTTAGCTGGCTTCTTTTTACTTCTATTATATATTAATTCTATTTTTAAAAAAAAAGTTAAAAAAACATGCAAGATATACCATTTAAATTTTGCCAGATAAAAAAATAACGTTATCTTTGTGTTATCAAAATGATAAAAAATAAAACTATGAGAAAAAATTACTTCTACAACAGGTCAGTAGCAATCACTAAAGTTTTTGATTCAGTTAAAATTAACGAAGATCTTGATAAATTTTCCAACAAAATTGAAGACGGTTGGTTAATAACTAGTTATGATGGTCGTGAAATTTGCAGAGTTGAAGTATCTAAAATTTATTATAATTTTGATTTTACAAATTTTTCAAAAACTATTGTTTCTGAAATTCTGAATTATTTCAATCCTGAAAAATATGCACTCAAGGCTGCTAGTGGTGTACAGGAAATTAGGCTTGTTGGTGATGAATTATATATCGATAACGAAAGGTATGAAAAAATGATTAGTATCGTTAATTCAACTGACAAATCCAAAGCTCTTTCAATGAATGTTGGCTTGATCAGATGTAATAAAGGTGAAAGACCTCTGTTCTATACCATTCTCACCAATTTCAGTAACAAACATTATAAAGCATCTCTTCCTGATAAAATTAAGGCTTTTTCTGATAATCTCATCAATTTCAATATGGATATTGATTTTCATATTAAAACTATTGAAGATTTGAAAAATAAAAATTTCTCTATTATTGATTTTGCCAAATCACTTCTTTTTGATAAAGATGGTAAGGTAATTAAATCTATGGAACTTAAACTTCGTGCACTCGGTAAAAAACTTTATTATGAATATGGTTTCAAAAAGAACTACAGTACTCTCATGAATATGACAGCATCAAATATCGATAGAATTGATGATTTTGAAATTAATGCCAAAACTATTTATAGCGCTTATATTGAACTGTTCAAAGATTCGGACACTTCTATTATCGCAAGAGAATCAAGAAGGGTAATAGAAGCTATTGATAGTTTATGATACTAAATTCTCAGAAAAAGTACTAATTTTAGAATTAGTACTTTTTTTCTTTTAAATAATTTGGAGAATAAAAAAATGGGCATTAACTTTGTATTAAGCATTAAAAAAAAAAATAAAAATCTTAAACTTTTTGAATTAAAAATAATAAACAAAATGTTATAGATTTACTATATATAAGTTCAAATAACAAGTATGAAGAAAAACGATAAAATCAATGAACTCGAACTTAGGTTCGAAGAACGCACCGGTCAGAATTTCCAAAACTTTTACAAAAATAACAAACCAAAATTAATGTGGCATATTGCTAGATATACTAAAGATACGAAAATTGCTGAAGATCATGTTGAAGATGCTTTCATCCAAGCCCTGTTAAATATTAACACATACAAAAGACCCGAAGAAGGTGGTGCACAGGTTAACACTTGGATATATAAGATCGCAGAAAACATTGTGAAAAAGGCACATAAAGATAGTGAAAGAATACCAACCAACTCATTGGATAAAGAGATGGCAGAGAATTTCAAGTTATCTAACTTGATACCATACGATGATGGTAAAAGAAATAATGATGAATATAATATTTTTGTAAAAAAAGCAAATCTTATAAAAGAAACCATTTATAATTTATCAGAAAAAGACTCTAAATATAAGAAAGTTCTTATTATGAGAGAAATAGAAGGTATGGCCTATAAAGAAATTTCAGAAGAGCTAAATATAAATCTTTCTACCATTAAATCTCAGATAAAAAAAGGTAGGAATATCATTAAGAAAAAAGTAATGAAGAAATTTCAAGAAATAGATCATAACGGTAACGAAGATGAAATATGATCTCTTACGAAAGTTCAAAATGGTATGTTAAATTATGGAGACAAAGATGGTATTTATATGCTATCTTGCTTCATTTTAAAAATCTTATAAATGTAAATTTTTTTATAGAACTTCTCTTGGATAAGCAACTTGAAGAAAGCAGTAAAAAAGATCTTAATAAAGAGTGGAAGTATATAAAGCGTCATGTAGAATTAAGTAAAATGCATAAATTTTCGGCAAAAACTATAATTGATAGAAATGATATTTAATTTTCTCAAATGAGAAATTAACGTTATCTTTGTATTCACATTAAAAAATAATAAAATGAAAAATAAAAATTATGATTTTTCGTCAAAAAAAGATGAAATAAAAAATATTTTTAATACTACAGACTTTCAAGAATATAGAGAAAAACAGAAGAAAAAACAGAAGAGAAAAGAAGATATTTATAAAGTTACTTCTATTGGTAATTCTACCAACACAGTTAGATTTTTAATTCTCTCTAATATTCTTATATTTATTATAAGCTATATAGTACCTTCAATTGTAACTAACTTTGCTAGTTACAATATCTCAGATGAAAACTTTGCCTTCTATCAGCCACTAACATCAATGTTCCTTCATGCCGGTATTATTCATATACTATTTAATATGATAATGCTATGGTCATTTGGAAACCCACTTGAACAAATTATTGGAACTAGAAAGTTTCTATTTATTTACTTTGTAAGTGGATTAGTATCTGGTATTCTTTGGATGTTATTTGGAACTGGTGCTGCTATTGGTGCATCCGGAGCATTATGTGGACTATTATCCACTTTTGTTTTTATTTCACCCGAAACAAAAGTATATCTTTTCTTTGTATTACCTGTAAAAGTTAAGAGTCTGGTTTATGGATTTGCATTATTCTCACTCATATTTGGTATACTATCTCTGATAGATCCAGTATTAGGATTTGGAATCGGACACTTTGGACATTTGGGTGGATTGATTGGTGGTTATCTAATTACGTTATATTGGTCAAAGAAAAAACTTATTCAAACAGCATAAAAAATATTGAAAATATTTTTTTATTTTAATTATTAATCGTATATTTGTACTCAAATCAAATAAAATTATAACAAGATGGTTGATTTCTATAAACATGTGATTCCTGGACAGATGCACGAAAAGCTCACAGAAGCCGTAGTAGCAATGATGGCGACTGGTAATTTACCTTATTATGGTGAATTTGCTTTGTTCATCAATTTTTACGAATCAAAAAATAATCCGTATATTCCAACTGCTGGTGTTAATGTTACATCAAAAGGTATGAATTTCTATTGGGATCGTAAATTTATTGACAAATTACCTCAATCTGAGATTAATTTCCTCTTAATTCACGAGGAATTTCATCTTCTATTTGATCATGTTAAAAGAAGTGTTGGTTATGATGCACGCTCTGCTAATATTGTTCAAGACATGATTATCAATCAAATTATTTATGATGAAATTATGAAGCAGCAGGGATTAGGTCAGGGTTCTAAGCCATTTCTTAGTATTCCTAAAGATGAATTTAAAAGAAACAGTGCCTTATTTATTCCTAAAGAATACAAAGGTGAAGCAATCTTTGAAGATTTATATGAATGGTATGTTAATAAGAAACGTGAATGGCAGGAAAAAAATAAAGAAGCTATTCAGAAAATGCGCAACGAATCGAACAAATGTCCAAAATGTGGTTCACCAATGAATCAGCCAGGTGATCAGTCTGGAGATAAATCAGGTGATGAAAATGGAGAGGGAGAGGGTAAAGAACAGAAAGATCAGAAAGATCAGAAAGGAAAAGGAAAAGGAAAAGAAAAATCTAACGAAAATAATGAAAATGGTAATGATGGAAGTGGCGGTGAAAGTGGTGATAATAGCCAGAGTAATAAATGTCCAAATTGCGGTCACGAAAATCATAATAATAAATCTCGTCAGGGTCAGAAAGATACTTCAGGTAATGATAGATATGGTAAATATGGTAAAAATGATGCCGAATGCTATTCGTTAGAAACCATTTTTGAAGGTGAAGAACGTGAAGAACAGAATACTCTTGATGCACATCTTGGTGATGAAATTCCTCAGGAATTAAAAAGAGAAATTGTTGAGAATGCAATGACTAAATTGAAAAATAGAGGTTTAAACTCTGGTGATGTTGAATCTATTCTTAATAAACTTCGTAAAACCAAAAAAGATTACTTAAAAGAAATTAAAAGAACTATGAGTAATCATATCTTTGGCTCCAAGAAAGAAAAAACCATCGTTCGTCCTAACCGTAGAGGTATTTCTGGTCTTAAAGGTCACAAAAAATATAAGAATGAAATTAACGTTCTTCTAGATACTAGTGGAAGTATGGGGGGAAGTTTTGAAAAAGTTCTCTCTTATATCTTCCAGAATGACATTCAGATTAATCTTATTCAGTGTGATGCTCAAATTCAGCAGGTTCTTAAAATTAAAGAAAAAAAAGAGCTTGAAAAGATGAGGATCAGGGGATTGGGCGGGACTTCCCTAATGCCAGGACTTGATTTTATTGCGGAAAAGAAAAATAAAATCTATATGTATAACACGGTGATTCTTACTGATGGCTATACAGATTCTTTAAATTTCAGTAAGATCAAAACAAAAACCTTGATTTTGTCCACCGCAAGTAAATGTCCGATAGATCACGATAATGGTCGTGTTAAACAAATTACAGACATAGATAAGCAAGATTAAATAAAAAAGCCAGTTAAAAACTGGCTTTTTTATTTAATTATATCATCAACTATTTTCAATTTGATTTTAATTAATAATTTTGGCTCATATATCATATTCTTTTTTCTAGAATTTATATATTTTTTTGTAATACATAAATTATCTATTTCACCAATAATCTCTGGTTTGATGTTATTAACAAATCCGTAATAAATAGGAATCTTATGATCGATTGATGGATATAATCTTGAATTTTTCTTTAATAAAAAATTATTTATTATTAATTCTCCATCATAATAATCATAACCATTCCATTCTTCAAGTAATTTTTTACTGAACCTTCTACTAATTTTATTCACATCTTTCTTATACAAAAAAAATAAACTTCGTTCTTGTGAATTAATTATATTTCTAGATTCTAATCTTTTTTTTATTAATTCTGGTACAGATCCATTATGTTTATAACCATATTTTTTCATACAAGTACTTTCTGATTTTAATTTATATTCTTCAGTCTTACTATAATTATCAACACCATATTTCTCTATACATGTTTCTTTTCTTTTATTTAAAATAGACTGTTTCTTATCCATATCTAAAAATATTCTAATATTAGTTTGTTTTACTTTATTTTTAATATCGTAATTTTCAGAAGCATTTTTATAACCATATCTTTCTACACAAGTATTTTCTTTTTTATTTTTTATTTCTTTATTTTGTAAAGAATAATTACAACCATATTTAATATTCATAGTCCTAATCGTTTTTTCCATATTAAAAGAATCATCTTTTCCATATCGTTCATTATTTGTAATTTTTGTTTTTTCGAATTTGCAATTACTACATAAATATATATTATTCAATTTTAAACATTTATAATAATCTTGATATCTTATACTTTTAATATTTCCACATTTCTCACATTTGCAATTAACTTTCACTCTAGATGAAGGTGTCAAATCATCTACTTTAATTAATAATTCTTTTCTACACTTTGCATCATAACCTTTATTTATATAATGCATTATACTATGATTGTTTGGCTTAACAAAAACATATTCATCTATTATCATTCTTTATTCTTTATTTTTTCAAATTCCATTTTAATAAGTTTCTCAATCCATTCATTCAACTTAAGTGAATTTTCCTTTGCATATTTCTTTAATTCTATATGCAAATTCTCATCTATTTTTATATTTTTTAAATTTCTCATTATGTTATATATAAATATTTAAAAGTCATTTTTATCTTTTTTTATCTTTTTTTATCTTTTTTAATCTTTCCAAAATTTTTTTATTAAAAAGAAATGATTATATTTGTAAAAAATAAGAATATGAAAAAATTATATATCTGGACAACAGAATATGAAATTTTGCTTTCATTATCAGAAACACTAGAAGATGCGAGAAAAGAATTAGAGAATCTTCATTATACTGAAGTTATATCTGTTTAAATAAAGAACCTCTAATTTTAGAATCTGGTGCTATGATTTTATATCATGCTAACGAATAATAATTAATATTAAATTATGAACAAGAAAAAAAATCTAATGAACCTTTTTACAGAAGATGTAAAATATAATTATCATCTTATTAAAACAGAAGAACCTAATGGACACTTAATCTATCTTATTAAGAACGGTTCTAAATTAGATAGGGAACTTTATGAATTCTATCCTACACTGATTGCTGAAAATCTTATTAAGGGTTGTGATGTAAAAATTGAAAAATTTGCACCATGTATCTTTTTTACAGAAGAAGAGAATACAGAAAAACTCAAGTATCAACTTAATGACAAATTGACAGAAGATACTGATTTTTCTTCTTTTATCGAAGAAATTAAAGATGAATATCGTATTTTGGAGATAAAGGATTCTCTTCTTTATAAAAAAGATCCTGAAGCTTATGAGGATGCTAAACAAAAAGAACATGAAGAGCATCAGAAAGAGTTATGGGGAGAATTGATTGAACAAATGAATAGTAAAAAGAAAAAAAGGGAAGAAGCTCTTTTAGAATATGAAAATAATCTATTTAAATTATTAAAAGATAATTTAGAAAGTGTTGTTGAATATGAGAAGAGAGATTTTAATTTGGAAGAAGTATTGGAAAGAATTATCTCGAATTTGATAGATCCAAATACTTGGATTAAAGTTAATGATAATCCTTTTGTGTGTAGAGTTGAGCCTATTTCACTTGACAATGATAAATTAGATGTTTTTTTAACAGATAATAACGAACATTCATATACTGCAATTCTAAGATTTGATAAAACTGTTTTGATTACTGAAAACGTAATTAAAATCGAAAAGAATGAAACACCAAACTGTATGCCAGATTATGAATTTTTAGCAAATCTCTATGATGTTGATTTATCTGATGTTTCAGAATGGGAATTCAAAAATAGCACTGATAGATTTAATTATGTAATTGACTATTTGGTTCCGATATTTAAAGCAGAAAGAGAAAGAAAAGAAAAAGAATATATTGATAAAATTTCTTCAGAGAATGAAGATGATGATATAGAAAATGATAATGATAATAATGATAACAATTAAATAATTTAATATAAATAACATGAAAAAAGTATTTTTAACAGTAATTGCTTTTTTGACAATTACATCAGCATTCGCTCAGCAAAGTTTCGGTGAGTTCTTTGTAAATAAATTCACACAGGAATATGATAGTCTTAAGACTTTATGTGCAAGCCTAAATATGGCTTATGTCATGAATCATTTTTGGAGTTCTGATACTTTGAAAAATCCAGATGTTAGTAAACGTATGACTCAACTCGGTGCAAATGTTATTCCTAGTGTATTTATTAAAGGATACAAACTCAGTGATAATGATCTATTGAGTTTAGATAAATGGAAAGAAATAGATTCTATTTCTACTCGTTTTTGTATAACACCATCAGTAAAAAGCAAAATAGAAAGGTTTGCATATATGAATCCACCTCTTAATGTTTTTACTACTTATGTTAATTTATCGGGTATATATACAGGTGAGATGCATATTGTTGCTATGGTAACGGAAAATTTTCCAGGTACGAAATATATGCATGTAATGCGACAAATTATGTATGACACACTATATAATGGCACTGAAATCAAATATTCTATCGCATTTAAAAGTAACTGGACACTTGATAATAGTGAATTAACAATAATTATTGAGGATTCAAATAGAAAAGTAATTGGTATATCTCAAATACCAATTAGATCAACATTTACAGGAATTGAGAATAACATCGCAGAAAATTCACTCAATCTTTATCCAAATCCAGTTACGAGTGTGCTAAATATTAGTAGTGGGCATCCAATTGAAAATATTAAAATTTTTGATGCGACTGGTAAACTCCTGGTTTATAAAACATTTAAAGATGAACTAACTAAAGAATATAAAATGAACATGAACATTTCATCAGGATTATATTTCATTATCGTGAACAATAATGAGGCTCGAAAAATCATAAAAAAATAAAAAAAATATATAATTTGTTTTGGTGATAAAAAATAAAACCGTATATTTGTAATCTAATTAAGAAACATAAATAATAATTCATTATGGCAGTTAAAAACAAAATCGGTAAAGGTATTTCTTTCGAAGGTGCGAACAAGTTCCCGAAAGGTTTTGAATCTCTCTCCGACAGAGAAAAAAGGTATTTTAAGATGATGAATGCTAAAAGTGGTGTTCTCTACATTCAATCTGCTCCTGGATATGCTAAATCCGCAATTATGAGATCTATCGCAAATAAGATGGGGTTTCAGTATTTTGATATTCGACTTTCAATGGTGGATGAAACTGATGTGGGTCTATTTCCTGCTGTTGATGAGTGCGACATCACTAATAGTGAAGGTAATATTGTTAAGCAGAAAATGCTTGCTCACGTTGCACCAAAATGGGCTTATATTGCAAATGAAAAACCGTCAATTATTCACTTTGAGGAATTGAACCGTTCCACTCTTGCTGTTCGTAACGCTGCACTTCAGATGCTTCTTGAACGTGAAATCGGTGCTTTCTTCAAATTTAATTCAAATGTAATGATGTGTGCATCAGGTAACCTTGGTGAAGAAGATGGTACTGATGTTGAAGAATTTGACCAGGCTCTTAACAACCGTCTGATCCACATTGAACATACTTTGCCTTATCCAGAATGGGTTGAGCAGTATGCCAATGAAAATGTTTGTCCGGTAATTGTTCAGTTTTTGAAAACACACACTGAACACTATTACAAAAAACCAGATGAAAGAAATCAGAGGAATAAAGCCTATGCAACACCTCGTTCCTGGACTTTTCTCTCAGATTATATCTTTGAAAACTATGGCGAATGGGTAACTAAAAAAGACCCGAGGGGAAATGATATTCTTGATGAAAATACCAAAGCTCCGATTATGATTAAGAAATTTCCGAATATTCGTGTCTGGATCAACGATATTAAAGAAATCGGACATGGTTATGTTGGTGCATCTAACGCTCGATTTATCCGATACTGTGAAGATACTCTCAAAATCACTCTTGATGATGTTCTTAACAGGTTTGATGAAATTGAAGATGATATTAAAAACTTCAACCGTGATAAGAAATCCGAACTTCTTACTAACATGAAAGAAAGGAAGATCTCTCAGTTGAAACCAAAAGAGCAGGAAAACCTTGTCAGGTTCCTTCAGACTATCTCTGATGATGAAATTGTAGGTTACCTGCTTCACGTTCTTGATGTTGAATATACACTCTCCGAGGATACTAAAGACAACAAAGCAGCTGAAAAATTCTTGGCTGATAAGAGATTCAATAAATTCCGTGATGCCATAATGAAGCATGTTGATGATGATGAAAAATAATCATTAACAAAGAAAAAGTAAAGCCACCTTAAAGGTGGCTTTACTTTTTACTCTTATAAAACAAAAAATATGAATAAACTTAATAGTGAAATATTAGAATATTATGAATATTCTATAAAAAGATCAAAAAAAGCGTTAAAAAGAATGAAACTTTATTTCATTTGTTCTATAATATTTTCTCTGCTTTATTTATTTTTAATAATTAAAATGATTATCATAAACAAAGATCTATCAGATACAATTAATCTTATTAATTTTATTTCATGGAATCTTTGTTTCATTATTTGGTCTTGGGGATTATTTTTTTCTCGTAAATCTATTAAAAAATATAAAATTCAGATCACAAAAGATATTCAAAATAGAAATAAAATACTAATAGAGGTAGATCGTCCAAGATATCTAAGAGAAACCAGAATAGATAAACTCAATAAAATAGAAAAGAGAGCCATTTAGCTCTCTTTTTTCATAAATCTCTTAACAGCATCTATCACATCTTTAGGTAATATAGCTTTAGAGCAAATAAAATCTTGCTTCCTAGGACAAAATAACCAATCTACTGCATCAAAAGTTATAGATGTGTCATTCCAACATCCATTACAAACATTTGGATTATGAATTCTAATAATATTACTCTGGAACTCATTTGATGGTTTGGTGAATCCACTTATCATAACCACAGAAGTTCCAACAGCCCAGGATAGCCAAGCCAAACCAGAACTAATTGTAATCATCATTTCAGCATATTTAATATCTGTTATTCTATCGCTTAGTGGATAATCTCCAGTTTTATCTATCACATATTTACTTTTAGGTGCTTGATTAAAATATCCAGTTACACCGAAATTCTTATATTTATCAATAATAACAACCTTATAACCATTTCTACCTAAAAAATCAAACAACCTCTCCCAGCCAAAAGGATTATTCCAATATTTTAGTTGAGATGTAGATTGAATTGCAACAACAACATACTTACCTTTTATCTTAGGACCATTATCATCAGGTATATTTACCTTAGGTATAATTTCAATATTAGGTAAACCTAATATCATATTGCCTATAGATTGCAATGAACAAGTTCTATAATCAAAATATTTGATAACATTATCATACTTTTGATTAGCCACTTTCCAAAGCTCAGGAGCCAGAATATTATTAACTCTATAAAGTTCAGGTCCATAATCAATCCTAAATTTCTTGTCTACATCGTTGATATAATCAGGATTAGATACATTAGTAAATTCAATATCAGGATATGCTTTGTTAAATAGATAATTATGATATGTAAATAATACAACTTTAACATTATTATGTAATTTTCTATATTCTTCAACACAAGGAATCCATGCAATGCTATCTCCGAGAGATGTTGAACCTATCAAAATATAGACTCTATTATATTTGTAATTTTGATTTCTCTCAAATATAACTGTATCATTAGATGTTATTCTAATTGTTATATTTTTATCTTCATTAGTATTAATTTTTGACCAATAATTAACTTTAATTATGGTGGAATATTCAATCGTTCCAGAATTTTCGTCTATAAATTCAACAAAATATTCATTTGTATCATCTACATCACCTACGATTTCTAAATAAACGTGATCATCTCTAAATCTAGTAACAAATTGTGTCATATTAAATTCATAATTTTTTCAAAATCAGAATAATCTTTATCAAGAATCAATAAATATTTTTTACCTGCTCTTTCAACAGCACATCTTTATATTTATAACATTTTCACCACCTTGTAAAATATTGGTTGTCAAAAATGTAAAATATGTGGATTATTTTAAAATTAATCAGAACATTTACTCCATCCACAGTTGTTGCAAGTTTTGCAGCCAGCTTCATATTTTAAATCTGTAGAACCACACTCAGGACACGATTCACCGGCAACTGTTGAGTTAATATACTTCTTAATAATTCTTTTTACCCCACTTTTCCAGGTTCCAAACGCAGCAACATCTGAACTTAATTGGAGACTATCTATAAGATTAATAACACTAGGTAAATGTATTCTATGTCTCAAAAATGCAGATAAAAATTTACTAACATTCCAAAATTCTCTATCAAAAGCTCTATTTAAGCCTTCCATTGTTACATGATAACCATCTTTATCCTTATAAACAAAGTCATATCTGCTTTTCTCACCACCCTCTTTAAATTTAACAATTTCGCCTTTTTCTACACTTGGTGGAACGTAAAATTCATCCAATAAACCTGTAAAAAGTTCGTATGGATATTTCTCACCTTTATCATCAGTCATTAATCCTAAGAAACCAACCCACTTTTCTTTATTATTAGTAAATCTAACAACCTCACATTCAAGACGCTTAGGTCTTGGTTTTGCATTATTTTCTTCAGGCTCTTTAACAACATTCTGAGTAGTACCTTCATTTGACATAATAACACCTTGGCGAGATCCGTCACGATAAATTGTTAAACCTTTACATCCACTCGACCAACCAGTTTCATAAACTTTAGATACAATTTCTTCGGTTACATTATTTGGTAAATTAACAGTTACTGAAATTGAATGATCAACGAATTTTTGAATCATACCTTGCATTCTAACTTTTTCAACCCAATCAACATCGTTTGATGTAGCTTTATAATATGGTGATTTTTCAATGACTGGTTTTAACTCAGAATCCTTCATATTTTTAACTTCATTCACATTATAACCATTAACTTTCAACCAGGTCTCAAATTTATGATGAAAGACATTATATTCTTCCCACTTCACACCTTCAGCATCTATAAAATCAATTCTACCTGATTTATCGGTTGGATTGATTTTTCTTCTTCTTTTATATGAAACAAGATATGCCGGCTCAATACCAGAAGTTGTCTGAGTTAGAATAGAAACTGAGCCTGTTGGCGCAATAGTTAGCAATGCAATATTTCTTCTACCACATTCTTTAAGCATTCTGTCTAATTCAGGATCTGCTTCTTTTAATCTTTGAATAAATGGATTATTTAGTTCTTTTTCATAATTATAAACTGAAAATGTTCCTCTTTCTTTAGCCATAATTGCTGATGATTTATATGCACTAATAGCTAAATTTTTATGAACTTCAGTTGAAAAATCAGTTGCTTCAGGTGTTCCATATCTTAAACCTAGTGCAGCTAACATATCACCCTCTGATGTTACACCTAAACCAGTTCTACGACCTTTTAATGTCATTTCCATTATTTTACTCCATGTTTCTCTCTCTACTCGTTTAATATTTTCTGGCTCTGGATCAGACTCAATTTTAGATAATATCATTTGAATTTTTTCAGACTCCAAATCAACTATATCATCCATAAATCTTTCAGCATATATCACATGCTGTTTAAATTTTTTCCAATCAAAATAAGATTTATCTGTAAATGGGTTAACTACATAACTATATAAATTAATAGCTAATAATCTACAAGAATCATATGGACATAATGGCAATTCACCACAAGGATTTGTTGATACAGTTTCAAAACCTTCTTCCCGATAACAATCAGGTACAGATTCATTAATCAAAGTATCCCAAAATAGCACGCCTGGTTCAGCGGATTTCCAAGCATTGTGAATAATCTTTTTCCATAATTTTTGTGCATCGATATCTTTTTTAAACAAAGGATTATCAGAATCAATTGGAAATTGCTGAGTAAATACTTTGGTGCTCATTGCAGCTTTCATAAATTCATCAGTTACTTTAACTGAAATATTTGCACCAGTAACTTTACCTTGTTCCAATTTTGCATCAATAAAATGTTCTGAATCCGGATGTTTAATAGAACAAGTTAGCATTAGTGCACCTCTTCGTCCGCCTTGTGCAACTTCATTGGTAGAGTTAGAGTATCTTGTCATAAAAGGAACTAAGCCAGTTGATGTTAATGCTGAATTTTTAACTGGTGTACCTGCAGGTCTAATATGTGAAAGATCATGTCCAACACCACCTCTACGTTTCATTAATTGTATTTGTTCTTCATCAATTTGCATAATAGAACCATACGAATCAGATGGATGATTACCAATAACAAAACAATTTGATAGAGATACAACTTGCTTATCATTACCAATACCTGACATTGGTGAACCCTGAGGAATGATATATTCAAAGTTTTTTATTAGATCAAAAATCAAATCTTCTGAAAGCGGATTTTCATATTTATTTTCAATTCTATTCAGTTCTTTTGCAATTCTTCTATGCATATCATCTGGTGTTAATTCGTGATAAACAGTTTCACCATTCACTGTTTCCTTAAGAGCATACTTATTTACCCAAACATCAGCTGCCAAAGTATCACCCTTAAAATATTTCAACGTTGCTTCATATACATCGTCTCTTTTATAATTCATACCGTTTTTAATTATTTTTTCTATATAAAATTTATATTATTCAAATTAGTTAAATAACCACTCTGCTTTAACTCTACTATTATTTGAGTTGCACATTCTTTATCAAGTAGTTTAAACATATTAAAAATATTATCTGTAAAATAATATGAAAGTTCCACAAAGATTTCTGATTTGGTATAATCTTTACCGATATGATCTAGCAGCATTTTATAATAGTCATTAAATGCCTGCCTGTTCGGTTTTCTTCTATTAGAAGAAAAATCTAAATCAGTCTTATCATTTAGTAAATCATAAACATCCTTTTGAAGATTCAATCTATTTACATATTCTTCGTGATATTTACTTTCAAATTCATAAGTGGTTCCCATCTCTATAGGTAGTCCGTCACTTATATTAAAGTCATCCTGATGTATTAGATGTTCTGATTCTTCTGCATTATCCTCTAATTTTCCTTTAAAAATAGTATCTCTTGCAAGAGAATGTTTACCTTCAAGTTTATGATTGTTGGTATTAAACTTAAACATGATATCATCATCATCATCTTCATCTTCTTCATCCTCACCTTCTATTTCTTCATCTATCTCAGCTATATCTATTTCATCTGAAGATTCATCTGAAGATTCATCTACATATTCATCTTCTATAATAACTTCATCAATATCATTTAACTCATCTTCCAAATCATTATCTAAATTATCTTCTATTTCATCTACATCCTTTTTCTTCATTAATTAAATAAGTTAATTTTTAGATATTATTTAGTTCCAACTAATTGATCATTTTCCATAGTTAAAAATTTAGTATTAAAATCAAATCTAACTTGCTCTTCGTGATGTTCACCATCTCTAAGTTTTAAAATTTTTAATCTATATATGTTATTCTTTTTCATTTCTGGATTTCTAATAATACCCCACACAGAGTCAGCTGTATCAGCAATAGCTTTACTTTCAGGTATGTCACCAAGTTTAATATCGGATGCACCCCAAACTGCTTTGTCTGTTTGTGTTGCAGTTACTACTGCACATTCATATTTATCTGCAATTTTTCTTAAACCTTCTGCTAAATGTTTTCCTTTTAAATAAAGCATATTAGTAATATCAAAGCCTTTTTCAATTGCCATAATGTTTATATAATCTACAATAATCATTCCTACTTTAATCCTTTTAACTTCCTCAAATTTTTTAACATAATTATCTATATCAGTAACAGTACAATCACTAGTATTGTATTTCTTAACAAAAATTTTACCAGGTTGAGAATCAAATAAATTTCCAACACTAGACTGAGATTTAAGATTATTTAATCTTTGCTTCATAAAAACTGCGTCTTTAGATTTTTCATCATATTCATCTGAATTAATCTTAAGACGCATTGAACCCAATCTTTTCATAACCTTTCTTGTTGCCATTTCTAATGTTATTACTAAAACATTAGCACCCGCATTTGCAGCATTAGTTGCAATATTATGCAACCACATACTATTATGACTTAATATATCATTAGTATAAAATCTATGATTTATATCGTCTAATTGTAAATCATACATATTAGACTTTATGTTAGTATTATAACATATTTGAACTGATTCTATTCCATTTTTAGTTATTATTCTATCACCAATTTTTAAATCTTTAATGAAAACTTCATTAAAATATTCATCAAAAACTATATGTGTGTCAGCACAAACTAGTTCTAATTTATCGGTTTTTAACAACCATTCATCATACTCTATTGTTTTACCAATAGCTTTAATATCAGACCAGCCAGTATCAGTCTCAACTTCCCATTCATCTAATTCTATTGTATCTATAAACTTTCTATCAAATATCATTTTATTAATTTAATTTTTCAAAAAATCTATACATTGCTGTAAAATTTGTTGTTTTTTTCTATTAAAATCGTCTTCCCATATTATTAATACATCAAATCCAACTTTTTTAATAGAATTTATCCTTAACTTATCTTTATCCCAAATTTCATAAGCAAACATTTGAAGATACTTATGAAAATAATTTGAATTATAATAATTAGGATTACAATGCCAATAATCTCCATTGAATTCAATTATTTTTTTACCAAAAACAAAATCGTAAGAAAAAGTTCTGCCTAAATCTGAAAAATATCTGAAAAATTGATCATCACCATAATGAACTTTATCTTTTATATCTAAATTATTTGATAAGTAATCAAATAATTCTATTTCATTTTTAGAATATGGTTCTTTAGTAAATCTTGTAAATTTTCCATTTTTATATAAATCTTCAACCTTAGCACTCCATTTATCCTGCCTATTATTAAAAATTTTTAATCCTTCTTCCTCACCATATTTATCAATACATCCTTTTAATGTAAAAGTTCTTTGTCTTTCCTTTATTTTTTCTTTTGCATCATCTTCGGAAAGACCTTTTTTAGTCCAATATCCTATTTGAGTTGTATTTATATCTTGATATAATTCTGGATTATTCCTTCTTTTATTCCAAGTTTTTTGATGTATATCATTAAAAATATCTTCGACTTTTTTCTTTGCCTCCTCTTCTGTATATCCTCTTTTTAACCAAAATTCAATACATTGATGAGATTTTTCCTTAAAAAAATTTTTATTTCTACTAAAACTTTGATCCAATGATTTTTTTATTTTTTCACCTCGTTCTTTTGCGTTTTGAATTGTTAATAGTAAGGCATCTTTTTTAGATAATCCATATTTATACATTAAAAATTCTGGAGTTCCAGTTGCTCTTGTTTTTCCTAAACATTCTTTAGATTTACATATTCTGTGATATCCATTAGATATATCTTTAAATATTGCATCATTTCCACAAAAATAACATTTACCTTCGTTTTCCTTTTTAAGATATTTATCATAATAATCTTTCTTAGATACTTCTTTATGTTCTTTAGATAAATGAACAGACAAACCAACAATAGAATCAAATTTTTTATCACATAATTTACATTTCATATCTATATTTTTATTTCTATATATAAAATAAGAGAGACCAATTTAGGATTTTTTATTTTTCATTAAATTAAAAAAATCACCGATAGTAATTTCCTTTATTTCACCTGTTTTTTTGCTTTTAATTCTTATAGGAGTATCTGATTTTGAGCACTTACCAACATTAGTTTCTCCCATTATCACATTTAATGTTGATTTACTCCAACCACCACCTAATATAGAATCTATACTAGACCAACCAGTTGGAATACTATTTTTACTTATTTGTTGTTTATGTGATTCAGGATCATCAAAATCTTCACCCAAATCTTGATCATCATCATCAACTAAAAGCACATTATTAAACATAGTTTTGGTTTTTTGTGCAATTTCTGTAACATCATCATAATCAATCTCATCTATTCCACGAATCATATCGATCATCTTTAACGCATCGCCTTTTAATTGATTTTTGATTTTCCACGCTTTAAATCTAGGTGATAGCCATTCTTGGCTAATATCTGCATTATCTGACTGAAGAAGTAACTTAATAACTTTATCATTAATTTTATTATCTTGATCAGCAAGTTTAACCATTGAATAAATTTGCTGTGGACTGGGTATTATATGGCTTTCGCTTTTGATATACTCATCTCTAATAACTGTGTATATAAACTGTATATCAGAATTTCTAAAGAAAAATGGTTCAACCTTAGAAAACTGCTCTGGATTATCTAATATATGGATAAAGTAGTGCTTTTCCATATTTGTATTCATTGCTTCTGCCATATGAAATTATTGTATAAAATATTTTTACAAAAGTTACAATAAACTAATCAAAAAGTTTATCGTCAGAACTAAGATTAAATTCATCAGAAGACAACATATCTGAATCTTTATCTTCTATTTCATTCAACCTCATATCAATATCTTCCAATTCGCGTAAGCATTCATCATAAGAGGGATATTTAAAATATTCATAAATAATTGGCTCCATAGATTTTAATACATCAGAATTAAACACCTTTCTATTAAAAAGTTGTTTCTCAGCAAGTGTTGTATCTAAATGTTTTACAAACCATCTATTAGATGGTTGATAGGTTATTTCACCAGTATCCTTATCTATAACTTTTTTCACCTGAGCTATACCTACTTTATCGAAATTTTCTGGTGTACAGAAAAGATCTAAACCTTTATAAGGATTAATACCTTTGCTGTAATCAATTTCAAATTTAACCTTCTTAGGTTTTGCTAGTCTATTCTTTGCTGATTTTGCTGTAATAATTGAACCTGATCTTCCGAGATCCATTTCATCTTCTTCTCCAGTTTTCAATTTTGCATCACTTAATAATAAAATTACACTAGCTGCATAATATAAACCTTCACCACCAGACATAATAGTTTGTGGAAACATATCTTGGGTTAAGTAAACGTGATTGGTTGCTACTAAAGGAATATTTAGATATCCTAAATCATTTGTAATAAGTCTAACAAGAGATTTAATCTGTTTAGCACGAGTCATATCTTGCTTAACATTTAATTTAAGCGTATCTTCTTTTTCTTTTTCAGAAGATAACATACCAATAGAATCAATAAAGAAAATTGTTTTTGAAACATCAACACCTGTATCTTTTAATTTTTGAAGTGCATCCAGAAATGACATCATAAACATTTTAATTTTCTCTACAATATTAGTTCTGATTAGCATGAATTTATCAGGATTTGATGTATCAATACCGTACATATCAAAATCCGTTTTTTCAATTGAATATTCTGTATCAATCCAAACAATATTATATCCCATTTTTTGAGCATTTCTCGCTATATTCAATGAAATAAATGATTTACCAGTCTGTTTTGGACCAGCAATAATTGTAATTTTATTATTTGGAATTCCACCTTTTAATATACTTTTTGATAATAATGCGTCCAATACGTGGATTCCGGTTGAAATGAAAGTTTTTTCTTTATCAAAATCTTCTATTGAAATAATATCTTTTTTAGAAATATTATCAATTAGATTTGATATATTAGAAAAATTAAATTCATTAGACTTTTTTTGAGAAGTTTTTTGAATTTTAGCCATACTAATTAATTATTTTTTGCACAATCTTTTATCTATAATGTATTATAAATAAAAGATAACAAAAAGTTTTAAATATATAATCTATATTTTCATATATTTCAAACTAATGCTTATTATTTAGAAAATAAAAAATAAAAAGTTTTTATTATTAGTAGGAAACTTAATTTCAAATATATATAATTTCAAATATAATCTTTTAATATATGGATTTCTACATAGTATTCGTTAAAAATAGGAAAAAATTAGATAAGTACATAAAAATCAATAGAATAAGAAGCAAAACCATTATTGATATAAAACAACAGTTAGATGATCATGGTTTAGAAGATGTTTCTGAATGGAGAGAATATTTTAATCTCATAATTTATACTAAAATAACACAAACTATTAGAAAGAATAAGGATGTATATTACATACCCAATTTAAATAAAATAAATACTTTAGATATTGATGATATTTTTCAAATAAAAGAAAATTTAATAGGAAAAATAAATTTTAATCTCTTGTTCTTTTTTGAGGATTTTAAAGATAATCAAAAACTTTACGAAAATCTTTTATCAAATATTTCTTTGTTCGATGCTATTCAGATAATAAGAGACTACTAACAGAGAAATAATTTTTTTATATATAAATAAAAAATTATTTCAAAATGGCTCATTACTCTGAAATGTCTTTTCTTTTTGATGGTTCAGGTGCAGAAAGTGTAACCCAAATTTTAGATGCTAATAGCATGGATAATACATCTAATGTTGTTAGAGGTGATGATTATCATTATGTTGTGTATAAGAATAAGAAAAATACAAATACAAATGAAATTAAACAATACCTAGGTGATTCCATATATAAGAGAGAAAACACTGGAAATAGAGGAGAAAGAAATCCTTATCTAAGATTATTGGATGATTTCAAAAGTAGTCCAGGATTAAGAATCAATGCAGCTGATCTAGCCTATCTAAGAGAATTAGGAGTATATCCTATAAATAGATTAGCTATATTAAGAAGATTTCCTGAAGGTTCATTTGTTACAGAGAATTTAGAAGAAATGAATACATCACCAATATCAACAATTGTAGGTTGGGTTAAGGCTGATGAAAATTTCGGTAAAATTAATTTTAACGAAACCTGGACAAAAACCAACAAAAGATTTGATGTGTTATTGAATGAATTGGTTCAAAGAAATTTTGGAGGTATTAATATATCGGCTATGGTTCCAATACCAGACTTTGCACAAGGTATTCTTTTTGAATTCTACAAAAGAGCTGGATTAGCTGGTGGTAATAATCAAGATAGCGTAGATGAAGTTATTGAAAGTTATAGTGGTGAATTACAAGGAGATAATTGGGGATTAAGTAATATACCGGTTGGTGATCCAAATGTGTTACAAGAAGCACCTTATAGAGATCCATTTAGTCAAAATATTCAATCTGATTTTACATTTGAATTAAAAACTACATATGAACAAAAATTATTAGGATCTGTTGATCCTGGTTCCGCCATGCTAGATATAATAGATAATATTTTTGCAATGGGTACATCGAATATGTTATTTTATTGGAATGATGAATCTCCGATAATAAACAAAGCAAGAATAGCAAATAGTGGTGAAGCTAATAGTCCTGCTGCTTGGTGGAAATTTATGCAAGAAGTTTTGAAGAGTTTTTGGGAAGGATTAAAAGATTTATTTAATGACGTAAGAACAGAAATAGAAAAAGTAGTAGAAAAGTCTAAAAAGAGTGCAGAAGAATCTAAATCTTCACAAAAAACAGAAGAAAATAAAAATAGCACATTAAATAATATTGCTGACAATGTTCAAAATGCAGTCAGTGGTGCAAAAAGTGATGCAGGTAAAGGACTTATTGGAATAACCAAAGGCTTCTTACAAACATTATTAACCAGTACACTATCCATATACAGATTTCAAACTAGAGGCACATTGGAATTGATGGTTGGTGGTAAATATAGTTCTACACCTTGGCACTTAACTATAGGTAATCCTTACTCACCTTGGTTATCAACCAATCATATAATTGTGAAAAGTTGTTATGTTGAAACTAGTACTGAATTAGCATTTAACGATCAACCTCAATGGATAACAGCAACTTTTAACTGCGAATTTTCAAGATCATTAGGTAAACAAGAATTGATGAGAATGTTTAATAATACTTATAGAAGGACATATTCTGAACCGCTAGATTCTAGTGATCAGGAAACTAAAACCGATATTTATGGTAGACCAATTTAATAAAAAAAAAATAGATTAAAACATGAAAATATACTCATTTGATTCAAGTATTGCTAACAGTAGATTAAAAAGAGATCCTAAACAAGAAACTCTTTTTGATGTATTTCAAAAAAATATCGTTAATAATCAGACCATACCGTTAAATGTTTATATTGTTCCAAGAGAATTTGAAATGAGATTGGATAGAATATCTGAGTATATATATGGTGTACCCGATTATGTTGAAGAATTAATGACATTAAATAATATTATTAGTCCATACTCTGTAAAAGAAGGTCAATATATTTATTATTGTGATGTAAATTATTTATATAATTTATATACTAGGGATGAACTATCTGATCAGAATGAAATTAAACGTCAAGAACTAATGAAGGCATCTAAACCAAAAAGAGAAGTTACAGCTGGAGATAAAAATAAACTTCTCGCACCTACTATCAAACCATCAGGATTAGAACAAATTAAAGTTGGTAATGATAATAGTGTTCAAATTATAAATACCTTTGAATAAAAAACATTTAGATTAATAATGGCAATTGAAGTTATATCAGCATCTAAAATTAAAACAGAGCCAATCGCTTTTAAATTAAATGACAAAGAATCCGTAGATTTAATGGTACAATCATTTGATTATGTTCCATATTTATATATTAAAAAAGTTAATGATACTATAAATTCACCTCCGATAGACGGTACATCTATTGATCCAAGAGATGTTATTTATGTGAAATTGTTTAATAGTAGGTTTTTACCAGAAATAGAATTATACTGTTATGATTCAAAAGGTATACTATTTAACGATTTATATCCTTTTGATCATGATACTCTTTTATGTATTTTTATAAAATCAAATTCAGAAATCACTATGCCTATAAGAATGGATTTCAGGGTTACTGAATATGAAACTGTTAAACCAGATGAAAATAAAGACATATTTAAATATCTTATCAAAGGTATATTGAATGTCGACGATTTGCATTATACAAATTATAATTCATATAGAGGTACAAGTTATAAAATATTACAAGATCTGGCATTATCAATGAGTCTTGGTTTCGCCTCTAACATTCAATCTAGTGATGACGAAATGACCTGGATTAATCCTAGTAATACCAATTTAGAATTTATTAAAGATATAACTAAATATGCATATATTTCAGAAGATTCTTTTATATGGACATTTATAGATTTTTATTATAATCTAAATTATGTAGATGTTCAAAAAGAAATGAATGAATTTAATAGAGATGAGAAAGGAACTATAACAGATAAGAAAATAGATAAAGATGCGGAAGAAAAAGTTGTTACACAATATTTAACTAATAATAGAGCTTTTACAATGTCAAATAAATTCATTAGCAGATTCAATCTTGTTAATCAATCTTTTAAAGTCAATTTACAGAAATTTTATAAAATGAAAGGTACTTGGTATGATAAGAATGATAACACAGTAATAAAGAAATTATTAAAACATTTAGAGAATGATGATCAAAAGCTCCAAAAAGATGAGGGTACACTAAGACAACTTTACGATAAAGAATCCACTTTATTTGTTAGAAATTTAAACGATGAATATTTCATAGGTAAAATTGATACACAGAACAACGTTCATAAGAATTATGCATTTGCTAAACTTCTTAATAAGTATAATCTGGATAATCTGGAAAAAATGAAAATGATTGTTACGTTAAACCAAATCAATTTTTCAATTAAAAGGTTTCAAAATATTAGAGTAGATATATATAATCCACAAGATATAACATCTTCTAATGCCGGAGATACAAATAAACCTTCAGACAATATAAATAGTAGATTATCTGGTTTTTGGTTTGTTACAGGTATAAATTACATATATAAAAGAAGCGGTGGTGCTGAACAAGAAATAACTCTTATGAGAAGAGATTTGAGTATAGATTATGGTAAAGGAAACGACCAGAAAAGTGATTTAAGAAAATTATCAAAATAATATAAAATATGCCAGCAAGTTTTAGAAATATTATAGACACCAATCAACTAGCCGATGCACTCACAACCGGTGATTTTTCAAAAGTTATTAAAAAGAAAAATCAAAATATTGCAAAATATGTCAGAGGTTATGCTGAACAAAGTGCTATTGAAGCCTTAGCAAATAAAATAGATCCCAATATGAGTTTGGATCTTTTTAGAAGAGCAATGGGTATAGAGAATAAGCAACTAGACAAATATGATCCTTATCATACATCAGATGCTAAGAAGGAAGAATTTTGGTATTCGGGTGATAAAAAAACAGATGGTAAAATAATTCAACGACAATATGATAGGGATACAGATGTGTTTAAAAGAGGTTTATATTCTAATCCAGAATTGGGCGGATATAGACAGACTGATTATTGGTACGAAGACCCCTTTTATCCATCATTTGAGTTATTCTTTGATGAGGATTCACCATTATTCGTTGGTGATGATACCGTTTCTGAAACACCTAAACAAAATAGTCTAAAAAGTTTCATTTTTGATTATAGATCGATAGACACAAATGGTTATCTAGCTAGATTTAACTTGTGGAGAGAGTTTAAAAAAGTATTTTTTAAAATTTTTGAAAAAGAACACACTAGAGACAAAAATATAAAATCGTATTATATTAGTAAAATAGGAGGACTTAATAATCTAAATAAGAAAATGATAAAATATGGTGAAGATAAAATAACAATAACCCTAAACGAAGATGTTTCTATGTTTGCTTACTATATTTCAGAATTATATAATAATCTAGTTTATAGTTATAAAAATCAAAGATATGCGTTTCCTGAAAATGTAATTAGATTCAATATGACTATTAAAATAAATGATATTAGAAAATTTCAAATACCTGAAGGTAGTAATCCACCAGCACCAAATGTATTTGATAATAAAGATAAGATTAATGTCAAAAATGTTAAAAATGTCATCTCACCAGAATCATATATATTATATACTTTACATGATTGTACTTTTAATTTCTTTGAGAGTAGAAATTACGGAGATGAAATTGAGATAGGAGGTTACACTTCTTCATCACCATTTAATGCCCAAAGTTTATCCTTTGATATCTATTATAAATCTGTAACTAGATCAAATAAAAATCCTTTGATACGGGATAGTTTCATAATTACACCGAACACAATAGATATTATATCTAAAGATACACAAGGTTTACCTAAATATGAAAATGATTTAGCCAGAATTAATGCAGAAAAATCACCAGAAGAAAAAGGATTTCTTAATCAATTACTAAGTAAGGGTTCTCAAACAGTGGTTAGTGCTGCTGCAAATTATATGGACAATTTAGAAACTAAATTAAGAGAAGTGAGAGGTAGCGCGGTTAATGGTCTTTTACAACAATTTAGAAATACTACTAATATAAATAAAATAGAACCAGATAACGTATATAAGCCAGATTTTAATAATAGGGCTAGTGTTAAAAATGCTGCGAAAGGTCTTGGTTCGACATTATTAAATGAATTAGAAGAAGGTACAAGAAGAACTCTCAATTTTTAAAAATTAAAATAAATTAATGGAACTTCAAAGAGATTTTTATGTAGGCATTGTTGAAGATAATAAGGATCCAAACAGAAAAGGTAGAATAAAAGTTAGAGTTCAAACTCTTTATCATAATATACCAGTTGAAGATATACCATATGCGTATCCATTTACAAGTTTAGCTGGAAAAGAATTTCAGGTTCCAGCTATTGGAAAGTTGGTTAACGTATTATTCTTATCCGATGATCTATATTCTCCTTATTATATTTATTCTGAAAATTATAATGAAAACTTACAAAGAAAACTTAAAAGTTTAAGTGATGATGAGTATGTTGATTTTTCAGCATTAATATTTGATGAATCCACTAATATATTTGTTAAAGGAAAAGAACTTACTGTTGATCAACTTCTTAACAAAATGACAATTAATAATACTTCTATTAATTTAGAATTGAAAGACAATCAACAAATTTTAAATCTGGGCTCAAGAGGTGCAGATCAAGATGCTGTTTTAGGAACCAGATTTTTTGAATGGATGGATAAATTTATAAAAGAGGTGATGAATCCATCAGCATTTATAGGAAATCTTGGTGCACCTGTTCTTAAGCCTATGTTGGACGCATTATGTCAAGAATATCAATTATTAAGACCTGATTTTGTTTCAAATAATGTAAAAGTAGTAGATAATGGTGAGGTAAAAAAACTTAGTAGAGATCCAGGTATAGTTAATAATAAAAATGATATAGATTTAGTTGTACCAGAAGAGGAATTAGCAGAACATAGAAACGCTTTAATAAATGCTATACAATCACAAAACGAAAAGGCTTGCAACCAATTAAAGAATGCCGCAGCTAGTGATATAGTACCATTAAATGGTGTAAATAGTGATCCAAAAATTATAAATTATATCTGGCCAGGTAGGCAAACTAAAAATAAAATAGAAGGATTACATCCTAATATGAAGCAATATGCCGCAGCTTTTGTAAATAAGTGTAAATCTGCTGGTATAAAAATAGAAGTTACTAGTGGTATTAGATCTATAGAGTCACAACAAGCTTTACAAAGTACTGGAAACGCTGCTAAACCTGGATTTAGTTATCACAATTACGGATTAGCAATAGATATTAAGCTAGTTAATTCTAATGACTGGGACACAGTTGGAAAAATTGGCGAATCCTTAGGTTTTAGATGGGGTAAACATTTTAGATCACCTAGAAGTGAAAGATGGCATTTTGATATGGGATTTGGTCATACTACAGCAGAACTTAGACAAAAATTAGATAGAGGTGATGTTATAGATGGATACGTTAATCTAGGTCCAAGTATAGTTCCAGAGCAAAACTTGACTGGAAATCAACAATTAAACGGTCAAGACTATTTAATAAATTCTGATGTTGCATCTAATTCAAGTTCAATTAATGATCCTTGTAAGGGTATGGATAAATTTAATCGAACAGATGCTGAAAAGATTAAGAATAATTCAAATGGCCAAAGTGATGAGAGAGAACCAGCATCTTCTAAAAAAGAAGAAGATGCAGCAGCGAAAGCTGATGCCGCAAAAGCAGAGACATCAGCAAAAACAAATACTAATGAATGTACACAAGTAGCAGCTAAGTCAATATTAGATAGAATCGCTAAAGGTGAAGGTACAGATGATGCCAAAGCAATTGCAAAAGGTTACGAAAGTGGATATGATGTTACTTTCAATTATGGTAAAAATGGTATGCCTGACACAATAAATGGTAAGCCAACAGATCCTATTACAAATCTAACAATAGGTGAAATAAAACAGGTTCAAGAAATAATGAAGACTAACAATTCTATGTCAACTGCAATGGGTAAATATCAGATTATATCAAAAACACTTCCTGAAATTCAAGCAGCATGTGGATTAAGTGATGATACTATTTTTTCTCCTGAGATTCAGGATATGCTAGGTACAAAATTATTAGATCGCAGAGGATTTAATAAGTGGATATCCGGATCTAAAAATAAAAATGGTGAGCCTGCAGTATCTGATCAAGATTTTCAGACAGGTTTAGCAAAAGAATGGGCGTCTATTGCTGATCCACAAACTGGTAAATCTAGATATAATCAAAAGGTCGGAACATCTGATGATGATATAAAGTTATCTATGAAATCTGCTAGAGATCAATCAAATGGTTGTGCTTAATTATTATTAGTTTCAGAAAAACTTTTTTCTCAGTTTATTATATAAAAAGATAAAATAATTAACTTTATTGATGAAACTTTTTAGAGATAAACAAATACTTATCATAGGTGATGTTATGCTAGATTCTTATTTTTTTGGAAATGTTGAAAGAATATCACCTGAGGCTCCAGTACCAGTCGTTGATATTTTAAATAAAAAAAATAAATTAGGTGGCTCAGCAAATGTTGCAACCAATATAAAAAATTTAGGAGGTACTCCTATATTATGTTCTGTAATAGGTAATGATAGTAATGGTGAAATCTTATTGTCATTATTGAAAAGTTCAAATATCTCAACAAAATATATATTTCAATCAAAAAATAGAATAACCACTAATAAAATAAGAATAATTGGTAATAATCATCAAATGTTAAGAGTGGATGAAGAGGTTAAAACAAATCTCGGTGCAGAACAGGAGTTTTTTATTAATACTATTAATACAATTTTTGATGAAGAAAGAATTGAGTGTGTTTTATTTCAAGATTATGATAAGGGTATCATAAATGAAGAAATAATAGATATAGTAACTAAAAAATCTAAAAAACTAAATATCCCTATATTAGTGGATCCTAAAAAAAGAAATTTTACTAATTACAATAATATAACTCTATTCAAACCAAATTACAAGGAATTCAAAGAAAGTATTTCTATAAATAATGGTATTAGTAAGGAAGAGTATCTTGTTGCTGGTTCTAAAATTTTACATGATAAAAATATAGATATAGTATTTGTGACTCTTTCAGAAAATGGTATATTCTTATCTTACAAAGAAAATGAAGATATAATATATAAAATGGTTCCGGGTATTGTTAGAGACGTTGTAGATGTATCAGGAGCGGGTGATACAGTTATTTCTGTGATATCAATGCTTATTAATGATATACATATTGAAGAAATAGCAAAAATCGCAAATATAGCTGGTGGAATTGTATGTGAAGAGGTAGGAGTAGTTCCAATCGATAAAATGAAACTTCTAAAGGAATATGAATCAAATACATGATAAAATAATAAGAACATTATACTATTATACCTGGTCAAATATATTTCCAGGCTTACCTTATATCATTAGAGATATAGAAGAACAAAAGCCAAATAGAATTCTTTTTAGCGATATGGAAGAATGTGAATATCCTTCCGATTATCCAGATCTTATTGAAGAACTTAACATTCTAATTGATAAATATGAAATTGATTTCATATTTATCTTTGGCTCAACTAAAACAAATTTTTATCTGAACGACTTTTCGAGTAGAATAAAATGTAGAAGATTCTTTTTTCCATTATTTTGGTTATATAAAACATATTCACATTTGTCAGATAGTAAAAATTTTAATCCTAACTCTAATTATAATATAGATAAACTTTATATATCACTTAATAATAATGATAGATATCACAGAGCGATGTTAATAGATAGTTTATGTGAAAATAATCTTTTGAAATATGGATATATTTCTTGGTTGAAAATAAATAATAGTTATAAATGGAATTGCTGGGAACAAAAAATTATAAATTTAGACAAAGAAATAATTAAAGAGCATCTTGAACAATATGAAACTCCCTTAGAATATAAAAAAGTTTTAGTAAATATTATATCAGAAACTAGTATATCAGCGTTATTTCTAACTGAAAAAACGTTTGTATCAATATTATTAAAACAACCTTTTCTAATATTAGGTGCTAGAAATATACATCAATTATTGGTAGAATATGGTTTTCAATTATATGATGAAATTTTTGATTATTCTTTTGATAACTATGATTCATTAGATGAAAGAATACACGGTATTATAGAAAATCTACTAAAGTTAAAAGATAAAAATTATTTCCATCTTCGAGACTTGATAACATCAAAAGTAGAATTTAATTTTGATCACGCAAAAAACATTATAGATAATAAATTATTCATACCTAATGAAATAAAAATATTACTAAATGAATTAAATAGAAATTATGACGTTGCTATCAGTGCAAAAAATTTAAAAGGATTTATTTTTCCTAATCTAGAAGAAATAAATCAAATTAACAAAATTATATAAAATAAATAGAAATTATGGAAGAGTATTCAGATGAAAATAATCCTATTGAAGACATTATTGATAGATTGAACTATTGCAGAAGAGACTATTATAATCTATATAAAAAGAACTATAAAGTCGCATCTATTAGATTGCGACAAAATTTAGAGTATGTCATTCAAGCTTCTAAGCAATTAAAAAGAGATGCACTTGCATATAGAAAAGAAATTGAAGAAAGACAAAGAATTGCTAAAGAAGAAGCAAAAAACGAAGGAATTTTATGACTTAGAGAAGACCATTTTTAGACAAATCATCTAAAACTTCAGTTGCAATTTCTTCTATTGATTTACCTGTTACATTAATAATCTTCCACTCGGGATGCATCGTATAATATCTCATTGCAAATTGCAATTCCTTCTTCACTGCGTCAACATCTATGTAATTATTAGCATAACCACCAAACTTCTCATTTCTAGATTGTCTTAACTCTGATAACTTAACAGCATTTGTATTTAAACAAAAAATTCTATTAGGATTAATTTTATTTAAAATTTCTGGTGGTTGAATACCTTCTACAATTGGAATATTGATAACAAAATAACCTTTAGATGCTAAATAAACGCTCAATGGCGTTTTAAAAGTTCTTGATACACCCAACAAAACTATTTCAGCGGATTCTGCTTCTTCGACTCTTGCACCATCATCATGTTTAAATGCAAATTGGGCTGCATCTATTCTCTGAAAATATTCATGATTTATTTTATTAAATAATCCTGGTGCCTCAAGTGGTTCTTCATTAAATAGGTCTGATAATTTATTTATCATATTTCCCATCAAATCTATAGATTTAATATTCATAGATTGACATTGCTCCTCTATAAAATTTCTTAAATCATTTTCAACAATTGTATGTACAATTGGAGCATTGTATTTTTTGGCATCATCTAAGATATTTTTAATTTTATTAAAGTCTGTTACATCAGAAAAAACAATAATTTCTGGTTTATGTTCTGAAAATTGAGTTAATGCTGCTCTAAGAACTTGCTTAGCAGTTCTACCCGTACCACCTGATACAATAAAAATTTTATATTTCATAGTTTCATGTATGAAAATAAAACTTCTAAGTTTAAATTTTATATAAAAATAAAAACTAATGGACGATTGTCTCAAAATTAAAATCGTTAGAGATATAAACAAATCACTAAATAATAAAAATACTAGCGGCCGCCTGAACCGCAGTTCAATTATTTCACACTTAAATGCGCAGTATAACAAAAATTATTGTAATCTACTAGGTTAATAAAAAATATGTCATTGATTACGCAATATAATGGTGGTACTCTATTTAATTTTATAAATCAGGCAACTAAAAACAAAATATCTATTTCCGATCTAAATAAAATAGACTTAGATTTTTTAGAAAAAATCGCACATCTTAAAAATATTGAAATAGTTGAATCACCAGTTTTTATTATAGATGACAAATTAATAAGTATTAATAAACAAGTAGCAACTCTTAGAATAGATACTCTAAATCATCTAAGTATAAATAGTTCACATTTATTTTACATTTATCAAATTGATAAATTCTACGCTAGATGGTATGAAGACGAAGATAAAAATTATCTGAAAAAAATTAGAAAAGAAAAATTGCAAAAAATAGGATTATGAAATACTTTGCATACGGAAGTAATATGTCTTCAAAAAGATTAACTGAAAGAGGTGTAAATTTTTTATCAAGTGAAAAAGGTATTCTCAAAGGATACAAATTTATCATTAATAAAAAATCACAAAAAATGCCTGATATTGGTTTTGCCAATATAATTAAAGACGATACTTCTGAAGTTGAAGGTATTATTTATGAAATTAATGAGAAAGATTTACTTTTATTAGATAAATTTGAAGGTGTAAAATCAAATCACTACCGTAGAGAAAATCACATCATCAATAATAAAGAATGTGTCGTTTATATTGCTAACGACTCTTGGACAACTAAAGAAGAATTACAAACTACAGAAGAATATAAAAACTATATTCTAGAAGGCAAACAATATTTAAGTGAAAACTATTTTCAAAAATTACTAGAAATTAAAACGATGTAAATTTTGATAATAATTGTCGAAAAAAAAATTTAAAAAAATATGTCAAAAATCTTCATAATCGGTAATACTAATTTTGGTATATCAAAAAACCTTTCTACTAAAGAATGGCAAAAAAATATGGATTATTATTTCTATAATGAGTTCATTCCTTATTTAACACAAAATGTTAGACCGAATGATATATTAGTTCATTTAGGTAATTTTTTGTATAAAACAAAAATAATTGATCTTAATATATTGAAATTTATTCAAAATCTTTTTGAAAAAATATCCGAAATACTTCCGGTATATATCATACAAGGTGAAAATGATAATTTAGGACTTAACATACTTAAAAATTTCAAAAATATTGAGATCATAAGAGAAGCAAAAGAAATAGAATTATTAGTTGATCAAAAATTTGCTATGATACCTTTTGATACGAAATTAGACAATGTTGAGACATTTGAGTCTGATTATTGTTTTTTCAATTTAGATTATCTTAATTCACCTAAAAAAGATTTGATTATTTCTAAACTCAAAAAATTCAAAAAGTGTTATAACGGCTATTATGATAAGAATAGTGTCACCTCAAATATAAAAAATTTAGGTGCACCATACAACATAGAAAGTGATGAGAAAAAAGGATTTATTGTTTTGGAGACTCATACAGATAAAGATAAATTTATTCAAAATAAATTGAGTCCTAATTTCAAAAAAATATTTATCAGTAGTGAATCTGATTTTAATATATCACCAGAAACATTGAAAAATAATCATATAAGTCTAACAATTAATAAAAGACTTCTGTTAGACAACAAATTAAAAATAGAAATGATAATTAATCAATATGATATTATTAGTATCACCTATTCTGATGATGAAATTTTAAAAGATAAAGAAGAAATTTTAGAATTGAAATCAAATTCATTATCTTTAAATGAGATGATTGTAGATTATATTAATCAATCAGAATCAAAGAATAAACAAAAAATTTTAGAAGAATTTAAAAACATTGTAGAACTTAATGAACTACGACACTAATATCGTTTTGTTAAAAAGGTTATACTTTTTAACAACACTTGAAAAATCATAGAAGCAATGTGATTTCCGAAGATCAACTAAAAAGAAAGAACAAATTAAATAAGTTAAATGAAGTATCATAATGTCATAATAAAATGCTCAAAAGAATATGGTGAAGATCTACAAAGGTATCTTTTCAGATTAAAATATTATTATCTTGTCAAAAATGGTTTTGGAGAAGTAAAAAAGAATAGAAATATTATTGATAGCGGTGATGAAAATTTTTACATCGTCATTAAAAATGATAGAACTCTAACTTGGATGAATGAGAATTTTATTACGCATATTAGCTATTTATCTTCATACAAAAATCTCAAAATACTTAATTATCCAATTTGTTTAAGGGAAGATAAATTAAAGAAAATTAATAAAAAAGCCTGATTTAATCAGGCTTTTTTATTATTAATTTCAAATCCAATTTTCTTAGAAGTTGATTCTATATCAACTAATTGTTTTCCTATTTTTTCTTCGTAAATTTCAGCTAGAGTTTTAGGTTCAGTATATTCCTTATTTAATCCAATATGCTTTGATAATTTAGTTGCTTGTATAGCACTCAATTTTTTAAATTCATAATTAACCATTAATCTACCTTTTCTTAACAATGCATGATCTAAGATTCTTTTTTTCGCATTAAAAGTTGCTATAATCTGCATTTCCATATGATCATTCAGCAATCCATCACTAATATTAAGAATATTACTAACAGCCTGATTTCTTTCATCTTCGGTAGAAGATAATATCATTTCAGCATCTTCTAATAAAAGTATAGAATTTCTAAATTTAGATATAAAAGAAATTAGTTCTGGATTTGCAATATCAAACATTAAATATGAGGGTACATAGATTATAGTTTTTTCTTCTGATAATTCAGATATTATTTTTCTAATAAGACTGGTCTTACCTGTACCTGGATCACCATGAAAGACAAATAATCCATGCTTATTATTTTTCAATTTATTGATGATATCATTATAATGATCTACGAAGTTTTCTCCATAATTTAGATTTAAAGATATTTCGAATTCTTTTATTGTTGCAGGTCTTAGTTCATAACCCATAGACGATGATGATATGATGTAGAAAGTTTTATCAATAGGGGGTAGGTATGAAAGTTTTCTGATTTCTTCTACCGTTTTTTCGACAAATTCTAGTGCATCGGAATCAAAATATATTGTTAAGGCTGTTATTTTATTTTTTTGCTCACCTTCTGTTTCATATATCTGTTTATCTACTATTTTATCCTCGTCGTAAAATTGAAATTGTATTTTATAAGGTTTATCTATGTTAATGATATATTTATATCTCTTTTCAATTCTATTCTTAACATCAGTCATAATATCACAAAAGACGGTTGTATTCTCTTTCTTAACGCTAAAATTATCTTTTAAAAATTGCCAGAATTCAATAGAGTATATTTGATCACCTATAAAAAATTTATTAGCTATTTTTTTAAATTCAAAAAAAGCATAAAAATCTTCTCTAGAATCAAACGCCTGATCTGATATCATGAAATTTATTTTATCTTGTGATTTATTATCCATACTATTTTATATTATTTTTGTATCTTTCTTCTATAAAAGAATAATTAACTACTCTTTTTTCTATATCAGAATATGAGTTTATTTGTGTTGTCATCATGGGATATGTCATAAGGCATATAAACGTTTCTTGTATTTGTTGTGCTAAAAATACATCAAGAATATCTTTAAAATTGGTGATTTTTTTAATACCATCATACCTTCTAATGAAGATATCATACATATGTTCACTATATGCCATAGAATGAGCGGCAAATGCGTTCTTAATTAGAATAAGATTAGGTTTAAATTTAACTAATTTTTGATGAGTGTTAGCACCTAAATAGAAAAGATACCACTTATTATTTCCTATTTGATTTATTGAATTTTTCAGTATATCCTGTGGATTATCAACAATGAATTGAACATCATCTTCAAAAATTAAAACATTTTTCAATTTCTTTTCTTTAGCCATTTTTATGATTGCAAGGTTAGACTTAATTATACCCACTCTACCATCAACATCTCTAATTGCTGAAAATCTCTGTACTCTATCTAAAATTCCAGCCTTTGCAAATTCCTGCTGGGCATGTTGCCATCTATCAGTTCTCTCATCTAAATTAATACAATAAATTTCTTCAAAATAATCAAAAGGATTCATCGATAAAGTTTTTTCTTTATATAGAGTATAAATTTTTAATAGTTTATTTTTAATATATAGATAATATGATAACTAAGTTCAGAATATTTGAAAATACTTTTTATGATAAAGTATTCAAAGATAATAAAGATTATTTGAAAGCAGATAAACTATTATGTATAAATAATTATATAGGTGAATTAACTGATAAATTTGACTTGACAATAGGTAAATTATATAATAAGGAAAATATTGCGCCTTTTTATATATCAATTATAGATGATAAGGGACAAGAACTATATTTTAGTCCTTCTGAAATTTTAAAAATTTTTTCAACTGAACAAAATTGGGAAGAATATGAAATGAAACAAAAAGCAAATAAATACAATTTATGAAATACATTAAAACATTTGAAAATTCAGCTGATGATTTTGTTAACTTAATAAGTCATGCTGGAGTTCCAGGCAACGGATTAGAAAAATTCATTAGATTAGTAAGAAGCGCTGATAATCTCGACGAAAAAGATCTAAGATTTATGATAACAAAATTCAAAATATTTGAAAATTTAATATATAAATATAAAAAAGGCGATTACATCATTTGTAATGGTAATATTTATAGAATTTTTGAATTTTTTACACCTGGATCTTTTATGAAACATCCATCTGGAACTGCCTTTATAGGCAGGTCGAATGGAGGACCACTTTATCATGCTAAAAGAGTGATAGGTATAAAAGATAATTTACCAATAATGTCAGATGAAAGGGCGGTCTGGATAAAAGAATCAGATATTGAAAATGTAATTTCTATTAACGATGTAGAAATGTCACTTTCTGCAAATAAATATAATTTATGAAATATTTAAAACAATACGAACAATATATTAAAGAAACCATCACCACGGATGTTGATGGACTTTTAGATAGTATCAATGATAAAAAAGTGGATTTCTATTCAATTGGCTTATCAAGTGATAATTATGTTAATAAAACTATTGATACTCTTTATGATGATGCAGATTTCAACAAACAACTATTTAAAGAAAATCTTAAAAAAGGTGAATTAGAATCTACTTTAGATATTGAAAATTTTTTAAGAAAAGATATTGATATGAAATTTTTCTTTCTTTATAATAGGAACGAAACAATTTTAGACAATCCTGATTTTTTAATTCTTCAATATTATAAAGATAATAAGTGGCATCCTATAGAAATCTATTCTATAAAAGGCGCTGTTGAAAACTTCTATGAAAAATTAACTGCAAAAATCATCAAGCTAGTTGATGATAATACAACATATATTTATCAGACTTCTAACTCTGGAAATAATTGGCTATTAAAGTATAAAAATAAAAAAAATGATAAATTCAAAGAAAATTTAGAGACAGATGATATTAAGGAATTAATTCGTTCTGGTGCTAAACTAACAATTATAGATTAGAATTTTTTGTTTTTATTTTATGTTCAGCTAATTCACATTGCTTAATACTTATTTCACTTCCTATAAAACTTCGGCTTTGATTACATAATAATAGGTACCGGATGGACAGTCCGAGGCCCAGATGGTAAGCAAGGGCAATCCCGGCTAATCGCCCGGACCGTCATTGAAAGCATTTGCGTAGGGATCTATCAGAATGCATTTTACCATTGCTTAGTATTGCTCCTATAGCTGTTGTTCCAATACCCATAAATGAATCATAAACCAAATCACCTTCTTTACCATACATATCAATTAATTTTATAACTATTTTAATAAAGAAGTATTACAAAGCATTCGACACAATAACTAGTTGAATTGGCCATTTTTGAATGTTTATAAGTAAAATTTATTTTGTAAGGTGAATCCAAATTTATACCAGAAATAGTTTTACGAATATTGTTATCATTAATTTCTTCATCTAAATATACAACTAAAATTCTATTATCAGCACCAAATCTACCTTCATCTTGATACATATATAAATATTCCGCTACTTTTTCAGGATGTTCGATAGCATATTGCTTCCAGTTTGGTGAAAAATCTTTTTCAAATTGAGAGGTTGCACTCTTAGATACCTTTTGATCCCATTTTTTTATTGTATCATTCATAACAATAAAAAAATCCACTCCACTATTATGCTTTAAAGTCGGTATAATATTATCATTCAATTCAAAAAGTAAATACTCGATATAATCATTTCTTAAAGTATTTATTTCCTTCAACCTTCTATTTTTAATTATAGCATTAGATGCGATTTCATCCTTTTCTTTACTAGACAACTCTTTATTATTATTATTCAAACTCTGTAAATAATTATCACACTGACCCTGAGAAAATCCCCATTGTAATTTACCAAATAGCAATTTAAATTCAGATATTAAAATAGGCAATTTTGTTAATGCATTCTTACCATTATCGTACTTTTCCGTTCGCCTGAATATATCTCGAATTAGATTTTTTGAAATTTCATTTTTCCAAGTATTTTCTATGAAATCCCACAAATTTTGACCAGAAAGCGATACTTTATTATTTCTATTTTTTGGTATATGAACACCTATTTCTTTCTCTAAAAGAATCAAATATTCTTTAGCATTTTCCTCATTTGAAAGAATTTTTCTACTGATATGTGGATCAGCTCCGTTTTTTTGTTTTGTCATTATCATAATTTTATTTACAAATGTAATAAAACTATTTTTAATAAAAAACAAAAACTATGAAAAAGTTTTTTAAAATTTTCTCAAGTAAAATAAGTGTTCTATAACAGAAGAAGATTTATTATCACGATTTGAATCTGATTTATAAGTCTTATAGTTTTGATCCCATCTTTTAATTTCACCATAATATGATAAAATTTTTGTTATTTCTTCCATTTGCATAATGCCTTCGCTACTATAAGATACAAATATATGTTCAAAATCAGCATTATGAATCAGTTCTCTAAATACCTCATTTACTTCTTTCTTATAACAATATTTTGATTTATTATATTTCATAAGCCCAACTATACCACTTGGCTCATTTGAAAAATCATATTTAGATATAGCATTTAATATGTGATAATTAGAACCATATTGTCTATGATTATAGGGTGGATCTATATATAGTATATCTCCACTAATCTTAGTTATCAATTGATTAGAATCTTCGTTATAACAATAATTTATTTGTGAATCGACAACATCTATATTATTAGAAATCTTCAAAATAATGGGTGTTTGTGCTGTTTTCTTAATGTTTTTTAAAAATGCACCATAAACTGAAGTAGTATTCGCAACTTTATCAGCAGCTTCAATTAAAGAAGTTAAAAGTGCATAATAAATCTGATCAGATATTATAGAAGATTCTAACAATTTTTCTATTTCAAGACGAATTGCATCTATTTTTTTACCATTTTTTTCTGAAAAATATAATCTTTTAGATGATCCATTCTGAGAATAATAATTAAAAATTCTGCCTTCAACACCCTCCAATGAGTTTAAGTTCTGAACAACATCATCATATTCTATAATTGTATTATTAAATATATTTTTAGCTATAACATAACTATAATGTTCAATATCATTAGATATTATACTTTTGGTCTTATCTTTAAAAAATGCACCAACTATATTAGTTCCCGCAAATATATCACAAAATATCTTATTCGATAAATTATCAACAGATAAATTAATCTTATCATAAATAAAATCGAGAAGTGAATATTTCGAACCTATATAATTTATATTTTGTTTCATTTTTTATTTTATTTTTTATAACTTACTATATTACTTTTTTAATAAGTCATTAACTTCTGAGGATTTTTCAACTATAAGAATCATAAGTCCTTCTATAATTTTAGATTTACTTATAAAGTTGTCCTCACAGTATTTTTCAAATCTTTGATTTATTTCTTCGTCCACACTAAAAAATACTTTAGATTTTTTTGTTTCTTTTTTCATCTCTCGTATATATTTTTATTATTTCTATACTAAAATTACATCTTTGTTTCCATAAAGTTGATTTTCTCAACTTTTTGTTCGGTTCTATAACTTCTATTAAATAAATCTTTTCCATAATATTTTTTATAAGTATATATTAAATTGAAAAAGTCATTTTTTTCTAATTTTTTCTGAAAAAGTTGAAAAATGAGGAAAAAATATTTATATATAGTAATAAAAAATAAAAATGAAAGAAATAGATATAATTGAAAAATATAAATATAATGTTAGAAATAATGATATATGTAATGAATATAATATCAGTAGATACACTTTAAGTGAAATATTAAAAAAACATAATATTGAATTTAAACAAAAAAAGTATGTATCGGATGACACATTTTTTGAAGAAATAAATACGGAAGAAAAAGCTTATTGGTTAGGTTTTTTATATGCAGATGGATATGTTAGAAAAAGGAAAGGATCAGAACTAAGATTAAAACTTTCTACTAAAGATTTATCACATTTAGAATTATTTAAAAATACGATAAAATCAACAAATACTATAAAAAATATTGAAGATAAAGGTGTACATTGTTCATATATTTCTATCTATTCCAATAAAATAGTAGATGATTTTAATTAATCATGGATGTGTTAATAAAAAATCATTTATTATAAAATTTCCAATAATAAATGAAAATCTAAAAAAACATTTCATTAGAGGATTCTTTGATGGTGATGGTTGTATTACCACATCACAAAAAAGAAATTGTATAAATTTTGTATCTGGGTCTTTTGAATTTTTAGAATCAATAAAAAATATATTCACTCAGGAACTTAATGTCTACGATTGTAAAATAACAATCAATAAACCAAATGTTTACTACATACAATGGACTAGAATGAGGGATATTAATATAATCTATAATTATTTATATAACGATTCAAAAGTTTATTTAAACAGAAAGAAAAATAAATTTGATAGTATGACAAAATTTGTAGATGGTGTTAATATAAAATCAAAATTTAAAAATTATAAGCTGTATATATTTGAAGGAGAAAGAAATATAATCATATTGGGAAACGACTTAGAATAAATTTATAGTGAAATTAATAAAAAAATTAAAGAGTTGAAAATATCTAATATAGGTACACTAACAGAATATAATACAAATAAAATGAAAACAATTATAATTTAATTTTTTATATATACAAAAAAAGAAAAAAAGATTGTCTAAAATGACTATTTACAAAAAATTATACGAATTTCTAGAAAACAAAGAAAAAAAAGAATATTCTAGATTAATTGATTATACCAAAATATCAGATAGATTGGATAATGATAAAATTAAAGAACTTTGTAAAGAAGCAAAGGATAATAATTTCTACTCTGTTTGTATTCTACCAGAATATATTGCAGCAGCTTATTCATTCTTGAAAGGTGATATTAAAATTTCAGCACTTATTGATTTTCCAAAGGGTGAAAGTGATGTAAGTAAAAAAATTAGTAAAATTGATGAAGCGATTGTTAATGGTGTAAACGAAATTGATGTTGTAATTAATTACAAACTAATTAAAGATCCTGAAGAAAATGAAAAGTTAGAAAAAGAGATTAGAGAATTATCAGAATATTGTCATAAGGAAGGAATTATTATTAAAGTTATAATTGAAGTTGGCGCTCTTAACTATCAAGAAATTGAAAAAATTTGTAGAATGTGCATTGATAGCAGTGTAGATTTTGTCATGACATCCACAGGTAAATATCCTAACGATAATTCATTTGAAGAAAAACTTGATAAAGTAAAATTTATGAGAAAAATTCTACCAGACGATATTAAAATTAAATTTGCTGGGGGAGTTAGAACCAATGAACAAATTAAAGAATTAAAGAGTTTAGTAGATAGAATCGGAACTTCAGTAATACCTCAATAAAAAATATATTTATGAAACACTTAAAAACTTATGAAGGATTATTTAAGTCTTCAATGAAAGAACCATCAAAATCTAAATGGTACAATTTTTAAAATATAACTTATGATAACCAAATTTCAAATATTTGAATCCTTAACCAATTTTGATTTAGACAAACTAGTTACGGTAACCGCTATTACTAAAGATAAAAACGGTAATTATATCTATAAGACAACTCAACGTGGTGAATTATTTTTATCAAAAGAAGATGTTAATAAATTATCACTAGTTAATGATAATTTATTAAATTTTGTTAATTCAGGACATCCTATTACAAAATATTTTGAAACAGATAGAAATAAAATAACATATGCTGCTAATTTTGCAACTGATATTGTTGCACTTAAAGAAGGTAGGGTATATTTAATAGAAAGAAAAGATGGTAAAGGATGGGCACTTCCAGGAGGTTTCATAGATGCTGGTGAAACACCAGAACAAGCAGCAATTAGAGAGTTACAAGAAGAAACTTTAGCAAAAAAAGATGATATTATAAGCATGGAACCCATTGGATTAACCAAAGCAAATGATCCGAGAGAAATTAATGTCTACACTTATCCTTTCTTAGTTCGTATAAAAAATACAGCTGAATTAAAATATGGAGATGATGCAAAATCTGGAAAATGGTATTTACTAACAAGGGCATCAAAATCAAAATTGGCATTTTCACACCATAATGATATTCTAAAACAAGTTTATTTCTAGTATTCTCTAATACATTTATATCCGCCTGCATGATTTCTTCTGCCTGATAAAACACAACTTATATGTTTTATTTTAGTAATCTTCTCAGCTTCCGTTATTGAACTAAAAACATTTACAATATTTGAATTAAAATCCATTTGATATAATTTATAATTTCTACTAGTTACCTTTGAACTTATTTTAATATGTTATCATATACCATTACAACATTACAACGATTTAATCATCTGATATAAAGCAGGTTGTGGGGAGCAATCCGCTTTATCCCGACGAATATTCGTATGGGTACTCAAACCTGGATATGCATTCAAAGTTACTGGATTAAATTCAAATGCACTTCTACCAATAGATTGAACAGCATAAGCAGAATTCTCACCCCAAATACCATCTTCATCCAACGGTAAACCATTTTTACCTACAAATCCGTTTTTATTTAACCATTGTTGCTGTTGAATAATTGATAAGTTATTTGGCATGATTAAATTTTCTCTCTTTATCCACTCCTGTAAACCTAATTTAAGATTAATATTGAATTTATTACCAAGATAAATTAAAAGTTCTCTTAAGCTGGTAATTTGCTTATCAGTATATTTATGGTAAAATTTATATCCTCTAAAAGGTTTAGATAATTCTACAACCTGTTCTTCTGATACAGGTGTATTGACATATGTTAAAAACTGGCCAGTTTTTGATCTTGTCAAATATCCATAATTACATATTTCTATTCCAATTGATATTTTATCAATTGTGATATCGGTATCTTTAGCACCCAAATGCCAAGCCCATTGTGATTCTGGAAAACATCTAACAATTACACCATCCCAAGATGTATCACCATCTCTGGTACTTATACCACCGATAACAAATGATGTTGCGATTCTGCTAGCAGAACCATCTGAATTGTGATCTTTATCCCATCCTTGAACCACCCAATCAGGTCTATGTGATCCGCACGTATGGTGAAGATAGATTATCGTTTTTTTGAAATCAACGGGAAAAAATTCATCTGGTCCTAAAAAAATATCTTTTATATTCATAACTTTTTGATTATTTTATTAGACATTACTATTATCATATAATGTTTTTGTCTTTTCTATTTGTTTTTTCGAGAGTGTATTGTCATACACTTTTTCATCCTTTTTCAATTCATTGTTGATTTCTACATTTTTATATAAACTTTCATTTTTTAATTCATTAGATCTACTCTGATCATTATCATATAATGATATTTTAGATACCGCATTCTTTTTTTCAGTATTGGTGAATAGAAACTCTTCATTTAATTGATTAGTTATATTAACATTTGAATATAAAACTTCATTTTTAAGTGAGACGTTTCTATCTTCTATGTTATTAAATAAAACATCATTTTTAAGTTTCTTTTCGGTCTTCACATTATTGAATAAAATATCATTTTTTAGACTTTTATTCACATCTGTATTTGTATATAAAATATCATTTTCTAACATATTATCACTTGTATTATTTGTGAAAAGAATATCGTTATTAAGTGTTTTATTAGAATTAACATTATTGAATAAAACATCATTTCTTAAACTATTTTCAGATTTTATATTCTTAAATAATTCTCCACTTAATTCTTTATTTACACTCACATTATCAAATAGTTCTTCTTTGTTGAGTGAATTATTTTCATTTATATTTTGAAATAATTCTTCTTTATTGAGTGAGTTATTTTCATTTATATTTTGAAATAATTCTTCTTTATTTAAAGAGTTGTCTACATCCAGATTTTTGAATAATTCTTCTTTGTTGAGTGTATTATCTTCAGTAAAGTTCTCAAATAATTCTTCTTTATTAAGTGAATTATCTTCGGTAATGTTCTCGAATAATTGTTCTTTATTGAGTGAATTATCTTCATTTATATTTTGAAATAATTCTTCTTTATTTAATGAGTTGTCTTCACTAATATTTTGAAAAAGCTCTTCTTGATTAAGTGTATTATTTTCTGTTATATTTGTGAATAATTCTTCTCCTTTGAGTGTATTATTTTCCGGTATATTTACAAATAACTCTTCTCCTTTGAGTGTATTGTTTTCGGAGATATTAGAAAATAACTCTTCGCCTCTCAAAGAATTATTTTCTGTTATATTTGTAAATACTTCTTCACCGTTTAATGAATTATTTTCTGTTGTATTGACAAAGATTTCTTCACCATTTAATGAATTATTCTCTGTTATATTTGTGAATATCTCTTCTCCACTT